GAGATTTTTCTATACGGGCTGGAATTTTTTGATATCAAAGGGTATATCACATGTGTGAAATGAATCTGAAGTTTTTCTGGAATTTTTAAACATTCAATATATGATGGTATATGTAAAGTGGATCTGAAGTTTCACTTTCACTTTGAACATTCAATATACTATCCATTATCTGTTTTGGATCTGAAGTTTGACTTGAGTGGTTGGTAGTTCAGGTTTCAGTTTTCGTTCTGAGTTTTTTTATTGATCAATTGTAATGGAAACCAACGCACATTTTGCAAACTTGGTCGAACTTGAAGAGAAATTGAAAAAGAATTTTTGGCGCAAACTGGTCAAAGGTGATGAGATACTCAAACGGGCCTACACCCAGAAGATGAATAACGCACGTAAATCAAACCTATACTCAAAGAATGCAAATTACAAGGCACTCTTTAATCGTGTAAATACCAAATTTAGAAATGCGACAAAGAGTGAAAACCGACCTAATATACGCTACCGCCGTCAGGAGGGTGGGACGTGTTGGTTCCACTCGATAGTGAATGGCCTGCTATTGAGCGCAAGACCCCGCTCAATCCTTAAACATATGGCTCAGAATGTAATAGCCGATCAGCGACGCAACTATACATTCTGTCCTATGAGAAATGCCCCAAGACTATTGTTCTGGAAATATATCAAACATCGGCTTGAAGGATATGGTGGGATTAACGCCGCATACAAAAACGTAAACGTCATCAAGAGTTCTGGTGTCCGTAGCCCTTTCCTTAGACTGCGAAGGGCCCCTAAGAACAATTATGAGGGGGGAACCCAGACTGACGTGTACAATTTTTACAAAAAGATGTTTCCAAGTGGGCTCTTTATATTGAAGAAATACGAGTTGGAGAATATACCTCACAGTCTGCCGGGTGGTTACACATTGACGCACGGGGACGTGTCCGTGTGGTACGAACCAAAGAACGGAGGGGACGTTGCAGAGGGTCACGCGGTTGCTGGATATTTAACGCCATCTGGAAAATACAAGATTTATGATTCTGGGAGCGACAAGGTGATAGATTATGACTGGACGGAAAAGCAGGACGCGTCGTACTATCCAGACATAATCCATATGAAAGTTATTGCAATTTTCACAAAGAACATTACTTATGGGTCATAACATGCATTATTGGTGGCGTACTATCCAAGTCTTATCCCGGGCTGGGATTTTTTGACATTGATATACATGTGCATATGGGTACTAAAAAAAATTTTTCCAACTCCTGGTGGGTGTACATCTATACGAGTATGTTGCACTATGCATCAAACGGCCGCGGACCGAATGTGATTGTGGTGTCACCAAAGAGCGCGCTGTAGGTTTTGTTTGTATTTTGCCAGAGCCTTTTTGCGCGCCCGCCACTTGAGCCCTTTGGGTGGACGGGCGGGAAGAGCTCCACCGGCGCGCGCCAGTGACATGTTCGGCTTAACTTGATTCCACGCTCGCTGGTTAGTACGTGTGTGCCGTAGCCGAGAATTGAGTCGTCTGACATTTTCGGCCGTCATTACCTTGCTGCCGAACAGGTTTTGGCGAGCCTGTGCCATCGAAAACGGTAGACCGTACCGACGCAGAACTGCATTCGCAGCCGGGTTCGCCAGGTTCTGCAGTGCCGTGTTTGCACCGCGCCATTTGTACTGGTGGCGCTGCAGTGCCGTACCGCCATTCGTAGGTGCGGCCGGCCTATTCATCAGGCCTTTCTTTAGAAAAAAGACGGGGTTTTCGACGTATTTAAGGTTAATCGGTCTGCTATTTGGGCGAAGCACCGCAATCAGGTTTCGGTAGAGCCCGGCGCGCTGATTCGCAGGCAGTCCACGGTACCACGAACTCCACATGTTTCTGTATTTACCAACCTGTGTTTTGAGTTGTTTCGCTCTGTCCAGGGCCGCGCGGCGAAACGCAGGGGAGTGAAATGCGATTGACGCCGAGCGCGCATTCGCCGGTGTTAGCCCACCGTGGTGCATCAGGGCGTTTACGATCCGGTTATTTTGTAAATATGTCTTGCGAACCTGTGAACCAATCTGTTGTCTGGCTGCCAGGATAGCGTTTTGGCGCTTCTTGGCCGTGGCGAGCCGAGCAGTCTCCGCTTTAGCATGGCGTGCCGCTGCAGCGTTCATCGCTTTTTGCTGACGTTCGGCTTTCGCGTGCAAAGCAGCAATCGATGACATAATATATATATATATAAATTAATCTGCCACCCTGAACAATGGACGATTGTATTCGTCAAATCCAATATGAACTACACAGTTCGAAACATGTGACATCACATCTGCATACGTCTCCATCAAGCGACGATAATCTGAATCATCCCGCCACTTATACCAACACAACTCTGCACGGTCAATGACCGTTTTCAATTCGGGGTCACGCGTCGCGTTATACAACGAACGAGCGTCATTCAATGCACTATCCATTTTGAGTAGACTGTGTGTGCAGCATCCATTCACCTAGCCGTCACAACACTCATTTTTCGACTGGAGAATGCGTTTGCCTACATGGCGACTCGCACGTGCGATGACCGCACGCATCACATCATCGACTTCACCATTCATACAAAGTCCAACTTCGATACCAACCCTGAAAGTTTCGAGAAGTTCGTCCCATAGTTTTTGGGACACTTCATCTGGCTTTTGGGTCGTGTGAAACGTATCGACAACAATCTGATCGAGGACTGAATAATCACGAACATTACGTGTACTCATGTACGTATTCACGGCATGTCCTATATCCCGGTAGATGCCGTGAAACGTCGAATCGAGCATTTCTAAAAACATATGGATTGTATCAATGCGACGTTTCTTTACCCATCACGAAACATCTTTTTTTTGATTCACTTTGCAATCGTCACGTCTGTTACACGTGTCCTATGTCTGTAACCATCCCAGACGATTCGTCTCACGCCACGTTTACGAATGAGATATTTTGTTCCCAAATTGACCATGATTTCATACTCACCATTAGCTTCCCATTGATTCATACCAGCGACGAGCAGAACAGGTGATCCGGGCAGGACCGTAATTCTCTGCAAAGTTCCACCTTCATAAGAAAGTGCATGTCTGAGGTCATACGATGCAGAGCAGAATGATTCGAGGTTGTGCCAATGCCCAGTTGTGCTTCGAAAAATGTCAAATGACGCACCTCGATAAAGAATCATCTTCTTGCGTGATTTGGGAGCACCCGCAATAATTCGTTTGAGGTCGTCACGGTACATTTCGAGAGCCTTACGCTTCGCCTCACTCGAAAGATTATACGAGTTTACGCAGAACAAGTCGTATCGACTCTTTTCGCTCGTCATGAGTTTGAAATTTTCGAACCATGCATCGCGCCACCCCTCGGACCCGCTTCGGCGTGTGACTGTTCCGTCAAGAATCATCTTCCGAACCTGAGGCCACAGAGGCGCGATATGTATGCGAGAACCTCCTCCCGTTCCCGGAAATGACGATGGTATACTTCCCTGGTACAGGAACGGTCCAATCCACGAGTGAGACCGGTTTGTGTGTGCCTGCGCAGTCCAGAAGTCATAGTCGCTCAGATTCTTCACGTACGCGTCCTGTCGTTTGAACCAATCGAGGTCGATGTCGCTTGCGCGGGTAGCAACAACGGACCCGTCATCAACCAGTGGGGAATTGTACACCGATATGTGCGCTTTACGAATCTTACAAGCTTTGCGCGGAACGCTCGCTGGTTCATGGCAAAAAGGAACAGTCATTGTACTTCTGGTTGGATTATTCCCACGGAGACGATCGCGTACGCGCGCCACGACATTCTTGAGTCGTTTGTCCACATTAGCACGATGTTTTGGCATGGCTGCGAGTTTCGCCGCGCGCATGGCGTTCAGGCGTGCACGAATCGCCGCGAGACGCACGTTGCGTTCGGCCGTCGTGATTCGCGGAGTGCCAAGATTTGCAGCACGTCTTTCGAGAGCGGTAAAGTTTGCATTCGACAACACGCCTCTCATTTTTGCAACATGACGCGAACGTCCGGCGGCTGTCTTGAGCTTGCTTATATGATTGATCGCCGCCTTCAAAACATCACTTGTCGCTGCTGCTGCTGCTGCAGGTGTCGCCTTGGATTTTTTGTAATTCTTGAGCGTGACGCTCGTCCCATTCACCTTGTTGATGGATGTTCTGTCTGTGAGGTATTTCGGTATACCGTCCCTACCAATGATGTAATATGTCGATACACTAACCTTTTTGTAAACAGGGTCGCCGTACGCACTCGCGTTTCCCATTCGAGTGAACTTCATTCCTTTGTGTGTGACGGTGTTAGTGTTAGGGGGTGTCACAACACGCGGCGCGGCGGCGGCGACTGTCGCCTTTGTGAAAGTACTCAGCTTTTTGCCTGATGGTCCGATGACATAAAGACCACCTCTCGGCCCCTTTAAAATAGAACGACCTTTGGTGTTCTTATCACCCGTATTCATATTTATATATAAGACTCGAAAAAAAGTAACAGTTGACCTTTTATTTTTTTTAGAAACTACTTGTATATGATTCTGGCACCGGCCGAGTATATGCAACGTCGTGTCCGATCGCTGCTCAACCGTATATCCGTGTTGTCGTACGGAAATCACAGAACGCCAGCCGGCCTAAGACGAAAAGCACGACTTAACGCGGCGTTCAACGAACTTATCCCGCTCCAAAAGAGTTTGAAAAAAGAAATCGCTCGTATCCGTACGCTCGGGCCCAACAACTCGCCGAGCGCTAAAGCTCTCCGCGAACGTATCCTCCGTAGACGAGCTATGAATGTCATAAAGAGCCATTGGTATAAACCCGTGACCGGTCGCGGATATGCGCTTCATGTGAATCGACGCACATCTTCGGCCTGGTCGAATTAACCGTACAGAGCTGCGATGATCATATCCTTTGTCATACTGTTTGCGTTTGTGATGCCGTGACGACGCGCCATGGCGACGAGCTCTGGTTTCTTTTTGCCGGACAGAAGCACCTTCCCTTTGCGGACGCGTCCGTTGGTACCCTTGGACAGATTTTCGTTGTGACGACGGTGCGCGACGGGCAACACGTGTGCGGCGTACCCGCGCTTCGCGAGGTTTTTACCCTTTTTGAGGTTATGGACCGCGTGGTTTGCCGATGCGCGACTGGCAATCCAGTTTGATTCCCAGTTGCGCGCGTGTCTGTTGGCGTTTGCCGCCGCGAACCCAGAACTGACCAGCTTCGCTTTGAGCATGCGTCGTGTGAGTGTACGTAGGTTGTTCATGTTGTTTGCGTACTTGTTCAGAATCTGTTTCGGGGTGGGACGTGTTCCAACTCTGGCTCGCGAGTGGGTCACAGCCGCACGACGCGCGTTTCGCATGGTACGCGCCATACCGGCGCGTTCTCCCGCTGTCATTCCCGGGATTGCCACTCGAGTGCGAACGGGGCTCACTCGAGCCGCCGGTGATGTACGGCGAACCGAGGATGGTCTATTCGAGTTGGAACTCGAGGGCCCGAGGACGGCTTCAATCTCTGCACGTGACATGATTGCATTGCCGCGCGTGACGCGAGACCCTGTTCCGAGTGGAAGACGTCTGATGTTTGTGGATGGTACACGACGCGTCGTTTCGCGCACGATGTTTGCGCCACGGGTTCGCGCCACGTTACGGACGACGACGCTACGGGACGCGTTGCGTGTACGAGTCCGCGTGAAAAACCCTGAACGAGAACGAGGCGACATGCGCATGAAATTCGCCGCGCTCGGGCGAGTGATACTGACGCCTGGTATGTTTGCGAGCGCACGAGTGGCAATATCGGCTGCGTTAGGGGTGGGTGTTCTGAAAATCGCTCCTACGGAAGGTGACGTGAAAGACGCTGCGCGTGTAGCGCTCCGTGCTGGTTTCCCGGAAAGGAATGGATCCTTCAGAATGTCAGTGAATGACGGCAAGCCTGCGTTGGATACACCATTCTTGAGACGGTACGCCGTCACCTTGTTTGTGTTGGCACCGCGGTAGCTTCCCTGTAGCATGCGACCGATGAATGACTCAGTCTCTGGGATACCGCGTCTGATTTCACTATCGAGTGCATTCAGGAAATAATGTGCATCGTATTTGTACGACGTAGAGTCTGAAATTCCAGCGCTTCGATAATGTCCAGAGTTGATGACTGGATTCGACCCGCGTTTTGTCAGACGTGACAGACCGAAATCTGTAAGCATGAGACGAATCTTTTTACCAGTGTCATCGACGAGGATGTTTCCGAGGTGGAGGTCATTGTGTCTAAACTCAGGGTACCTTGTGTGAATCTTTTTGAGCGTCGAAATAACCTGACGAATGATATCGGCCATCACGCGGTCGGTGATGCGGTCACCCATCTTACGCAGCCAGGTCTTCAGGTTTCCACCGTGCGCATACTCTGTATACATGACCATCTGCTTGCTGTAATTGTAAAGGTGGGGGCGTCTGCCTGTAAATTCAGAAATTGGAATGAAGAGATTTTGATCGAAAAACTTGATTGGTTTCGGAATGTGTCTCGGATCGACTTTATAAAGAGCCTTTTGTATGTTGTATTCTACGCGAGCCGCCTGATTTGCAGGCGAGTACTCTTTGTCAGACGGTGAAACTTTGATGATAATTTTGCGCTTACCGGCAGAGTCTGTCGATGCCAGAAATATGACACCCTGTTGACCTGATGCTACACGCGCCATGCCTGGGCGGATAGTCTTACGACCTTTGGTAACATTGTATACCGTGCGGAGGCTGCCGTTAGGCGCAGCGGACGTCAGCTCGTACCCTGCACGCCCGTTGTTTGTCGAGTTCTGAAACAAGCGATTCATACTTGGTATGAAGATTTTTTATGCGCGCTTAGTAAGTAATGTTTGCATGTTTCAGACGAAAGTGTAAAAGGAGCCCGAGCCCGAGTCCGAACAAACCAAACCTTCCAGCAAACATGTTGCGTCACATTGCACGGACAGCGAGCCCAAAGACGCGCCGGGCATTGTCTCGCGCGACGACGCCATACACACGTCGTACTATGCCAGTGGGACTCCAAGTGACCAAGGTTGGTTCACCTGTTGTTTCAGTCGTTCGACCTCCGGTTGTGAACCGGTCGCGGGCCACAGCAAAGACTCCAAAGCTTACAAAAGGTGTCAATTCAATTGACCGGGTTGTACCCCAGGCGTACAAGAATAACCAGTGGCAATACTATTCACGCATCAAGAGAAATGTCGTGTTGTTCTTAAACACTCCGAAAGGTGTTCCGTACATATTCAACAAACATGGAACCCGTGTAAATGTATCACCTGCATTTATAGCCAGACATGAAATTCCGGAGAACTGGAGACGCGTGAGTCTGAAACTTCGGCGTAAAAATTTCCACACATGGGACGCGTACCAGAAACGCGTCATGAAATTTCGTCAACAAAAAAAGTCTACAGCCCCGCAAGTGTTTGCGGACATCGATGCAAAGGTACAGCAGTTTGTCAATGGGGACAGACATGCACTCGATGACGTACCGTATTCGCGTCTCATCGCATGGGCAAACATGACAAACTGGATGGCCGCAAATGGGACACCGTACGTCAGAAACAAGCACAATCAAGTATGGCGTCGCTATGGTTCAGGTCAGAATTTGACTAAAAATATGATTCTGAATAATATTATGAATTCGGCGAGATAGCCTGCCTCGATGCCCGTTTGGTATTCATCTCGTTAAGTAGTACGTTGAGGTTTGTTCTCTTTTTGTTAAAGTTGAACTCGGTAGTCACATTCAAGAGATCGGTTCTGGGGTTGAATATGATGTACTCTGCCGGAAAAGACCCTACATTATAATGAGGCGTACGCATTTCTGGGATGTATATACCATCACACATGTGCTTTACCGCATTTCTGATATTCAAAAACAATTTATAGTCTGTATTTGTTACGCTTATACGACCGCCTTTTTGCCCCATGACATTACTCTTAGTCAAACCGTAATGTTGTTTCCATATCGGGGTTAGTTTTTTAAACTTTTCATTGAAATGAGCGTTCCAATATTTACGATTCAAATTTAAAAGACTTTTGTATTGATTTCCATATGTCAACCCTCCCGTACCAAATAAAAGCTGTATACGGTGCTTGAGATTTGGTGAAAATGTATTGGTCAACAAAAGACGTCGTATATTTTCACGCGACATTTTCAGTAGCTTTAATGGGCGAGCTGGTTTGTACGCATGTGTTATACCCTGACGTTGTCTCGCGTAGGAGTTTGCTGAACGAATATTTTTCGTGAGCCAAAATAGTTTAGATTGTGTGTTTGTCATGTTACCCTTCATTCCCTTGAACAAAACTGAACTTGTGTTCAAACGAATTATCGCCATATAAATTGATTGTGAAAAAAACTATTCCACCTCGAGTTCTGAAGATATTTTTTTAAATTCATACATTAACCTTTTTCGACACATGGCGTACGTCGGGTCTGTGATGACCCGACGCCAATTTCTCTGAATCAGGTGTGCGTAGTGATTCGCCATGAGGATTTCGGCTCGTAACTTATCACGCATCGTTAGCCTGACGACGTTGAGTGTATTTTCGACGACTCGCTCTATATGGTCAAAAGGATTCCGCGGAAACGGCACATTAACAGCCGCCCATACGACGTGGCTGAGTGTGATTTGACAGTTTTGCAGAATCGGACCTACTGCGGTATATGCGTATCGACGAATAAATGGTGCGAAAGCATCCCGGACGGTTGCAATGATGTTTTCCCAATCATCATTGCCGAGCCGATCCATTGCCTCCCATTGTGTCATGTTGGTATGAACAGCCAGTTGGAATTTAAACTCGGCACCTAAACGTCCTTCAATTTCATCCATGAAATTATTTTGTCCACACTTCTTAAATGGCAGGTCTCTCGGGTACTCAGGCACTCCTGCTCATTCTCATCATCCTCATGTTTATTTCTGTTTTCATGCGTTCATCTCGTCGCAGTCGTCCAGATTATCCGACGCGTCCGAGCCCTGGGTGGTGGCCAGAGCGCCGGGCCGATCGTCATTACAATTAAAATATAACCTAATTATAAAATGCCCACCTCGACCGACTTCTTCAACGCAAAGCGCCGCGTGATTATGATTACGAACCGCGGTAAATTCGTCGCCGGTTCGACGTACAACCCCAAGGCTAAGTTTTTCCGGAACCCAGGCGGTGCCGTCGTTTCCACGCGTTATGCCAACCTGACGACAATCCCAATGGCTATTCGTCCCAAGATTGATCGCAAGGCGCGATCGAACGCCGGTGCGGCCCGTGGCAAGTATGCTGCGCGCGTCGGTGGTGTCGCTGTTCGTCACGTCAAGCGCAAGGCGTACATCGGCAACATGATGGAGGGTTACGTGAAGCCACCTCGCAAGGTGCGCTCGAACAAGGGTGTCAAGCGTGGTTCTCGGGCATAGGTACACATACACGTTCAAGTGGGGGTGATTCAACGCGAAGTTCCTTGGGCACTTTCGATGGCCAGATGTACCCCCACTCCATGTACTCCCCGACGTCAAACGAGTAGTACGTCGGCATTTTTCGATTTAGGGAAGCCTTGTGTGACATGAGCATCGGTTCCCACCCCCACCACCACGGTGGACGAGGGGTTTTACAGCACGGGAGCTTTTGCATAGTGTTCTTGTATCCTCGAGCTACCCATTCATCAATCATAGTATTGCAATATAATGCCAAAAAACACGTGTGTCCAGTCCACATGAGAGTCGCAGGGTGTTTTGTCCACCCTTTTGTCATTCCCATGAGGGCTCGCCAGAGCTGATACGCCTCGACGCGTTGTTTTCCGAGACGACGGTAATCAAGAGCTTTCGCACATTCGACGACAGAATCGGACGTGACAAAGGTGTTGACCATTTTTTTGTTGATAAATACAATTTATGTCCACACACACGAGAACACCGCACATTTTCTTGACTAAAATTATGGAGAAAGCTCAAAGAGCGTACCATAACTATAAAACCGCAAATGCAGAATTCCGCCAAGCATCATCCAACTTCAGAAGTCGCTGGCCGGCTATATATTCACCACCAAACCGCCCAGGTGGGTTTGGCGGCCTGGAATATGAAATGACTGCACTTCGGTGGCGTAAAAAACCCAACCGCGCAAAATCGGCATCACCTGCTCGCCGCCGTTCACCTATGAGAAGAGCTCACTCGGCATAGAGAGGTTTTGCGTTTGATTGCCAATGACAGCGCACGATATTTCAGACTTTATAGACTCGATCAAAGAACACTTGACAGACGCCCAGTACAAAGAGGGTATGGAAATTTGTCAGAGTGTGTTTAATAAAAAGGAGGCGTTGGTTTCTGCCGAAAAATTGTACCGGATGACATATCTTCGCCCATATACGTTCGTCGATGACCACTGCGACGACGAAGACTGTGACGATATGATATTTCGAATCGCATTTACAAAAGTGAAACACATCGTCAAATTGTCTGACGCACGTGCTGAACGAATTCGGACCGACCACGTCTTTTACGGTTCGGATGATGAGATGAAGCCGTTCGTCGACCTCCAGGTTCTACGTTCGTTTCCATCCGACTTGGCGGATCTCGACTCGGACATTCAATGGTATGAGTTTCCAGTCGTGTCACTTGAGTTGTTTGTTGAGGAGGAGGAGGAGTAGTTCACAGGTACGTCTGTAAATTCGATCCCAAGAACCTGGAACGTTCTTGGGGCCGAAGCCCGCTTTTTTTGTTTCGCATTTCGCTTGAACTAGAAGTAGACGTCTAGTTGGAGAACGCAAGGCCACCCATGCCGGACTGGATACGCAGGATGTTGTAGTTCACTGCGAACAGCTTCTGCAGGGTTGCCTGGTTGTTGGACTTCATCTGGATTGACACCTGGGCGTTGTCAATACGAGAGAAGTTGCACGTGCCAGTTGGCTGGTGCTCCTCGGGCTGCAGAGCGAAGGAGTACACGTAGATGCCGGGGTAGGGGGTGCCGGTGTGGTGGTAGAACGGCTGGACCTGGTTGAAGTAGTTGCCGTACTGCTCCTTGAAGCGGTCCTGACCGTTCAGGATCACCTTGAACAGGTGCAGAGGACCCACCTCCACGCCAGCGCCGGTGCCACCATACAACTGGGTACCCTGCTCGAGCCAGTAGCAGTTGCCAGTGAAGGAAGGGTTAGCTGCCGCGCCGGCCAAACCGAAGTTGCCAGCCGTGCAGCCAACAGTGGACACCAGCTGGGGCACACCAGTCACGTTGGGCATGACGTAGTTGTTGGAGGCCTGCAGGGTCAGCACGTTGGACGTCACGTTCACGTTGCCAGTGGCCGTGCAGAAGTTCCACATGGAGTTCAGCTGGGCCGTGGCGCTGGCGCCCGGGTTGGTGTAGCACCACACCAGCTCCTTCACTGGGTGGTTGAAGGACAGACGGATGAGCTGGACGGATCCCTCAGTGCCGGTCGTGGACAGCTGGTCACCGCCGGTGTGCTGCACCTGCTCGATCAGGTACTCGTGACCCTTCTGGGCGAAGCGGCGACGCTCCTCAGTGTCCAGGTACACGTAGTTGGCCCACACCTCGAAGGCGTTGGTCGTGCCGAAGTAGCTGGCGTAGTAGGCGGTCAGGTCGAAGTCCAGGCGCACCTCGTGGTACTGCAGGGCGATCAGGGGCAGGTACAGGCCGGGGTTGCGGTTGAAGAAGAACAGCAGAGGCAGGTACACCTTGGACGGGGAAGAAGCCGTGGCGGCGGTCGCCAGAGGGTTAGCCATGGTCGTCATTTTGCTCCAGGCGTACTTGTCGGACTCGTTCAGGAACACCTCGGCGTACAGGCGCCACCAGGTCTGGTAGTGCTTGTCGATGCGCTGGCCACCGATGGTCAGCTCAACGGCGGCAATGGCGCGCTCAGCCACCCAGTTGGTGTCGAACACGCTGTTGTTGGACGTCAGAATGTTGGACGTGGGGGTCAGAGCCACATGCATGTTGCCGACCAGGTCGCCGTTGCGGGCAATGGTCACGGACACGCGACCGCTGCTGCTGGGGGAGCCGTTGGTGGTCTGCTGGATCAGCTCCATCGCAAAGTTCGTGTGGCGCTTGTACACGGCCTGGAAGAAAGTCACCTTGGGGTTACCGGTCAGGTAAACGTCCTGAGCGCCGTAAGCAACCAGCTGCATAAGGCCGCCTGCCATGATCGCGTTTGTACTATACACCAAGAAAATAATTTAGAGGATGATCTTCCATTTAAACCCACCCGCGGACCTCAACTTCCCTTTACAACATTTGCTTATAGTACTTTTATTCGACTTCACTGTCTCGGCTGCCTCACTTATAGTATCATACTCCCCAATAAGAGTCGTCAAGTCGAATGACCACTGCTGGACCTTTGTGAACCTCAATGGTTCGTTCGTCTGGACATCCTCATCCTGAGCAAACTTCCAGTTGAACCCTCCCGCCGTCTTTCGTTCTCCTTTACATACTTTACATATATGACTCCCGTCTGCACCCGTCTCTTGTGACGCATCTTCTATTGACATGAACGTCCTGATGAATTCGGTCCCGTCCCTAGACCGTTGTTGGACCTCCTTGCGGTTAGCGTCCCGGAGGAGGTCCTTTGCCTCGTCCTGGTGATGTTTTCCAAACATGGCATGTTGTTCGCCTGAGCGCACCGAGCTCATCAGCTCTTTCGTGTCCTCGTGAAGCACCTTGTTCCTGTTCCCACCCGTCTCGTTGTTGTATCCTCCTGGTGACAAGGTCCCACGCTGAGCAATTTCTTGGATTTCAAGTTCATCCAGACGCTCCTGCCAGTTTCCTTCCCTGGGAAAGTTGTGTAATATTTCTATCGTAAACTGGTCCCATCCATATTTACGGATGGCGTTGTACAAATGACGTTTTCGGCCATTCTTCACGTCAGACATGTGTCCGTTCAGGCGAACCTGAAAATCCTCGTGCGCCGTCTGACCTATGTATTCCTTGTGTGGTTCGATCTTACACTTTATGGAGTAGACAAAGGGCATGCACTACTGAAAATAGCACAGAAATGTTTAGTTGCGTCCAGGCGGGATAAACATTTTTGTCCCTGTAATAGTATAAATGGCTGACCACGACGAGAACCCTGACATTGACCTGGACGCTGAGGGTGAGGATGAGTTTGACGAGATGATGGATCCCATGGAGGCTCTTGCCAACTTCCTGGCGACCGACGACGGCGAGACTATCGCCACCTCCCTGGCTGGCCTGAAGGACACAGCCGCTCTGATTGCCAAGCACATGGAGAAGCAGAACCTCATCCTGGTGAAAATGCTGTCTGCCATGAGCGCCATGAAAAGCTGCGAGTGCAAGGCGGTCGCTCCGGTGCACATTGCCGCGCCTGCTTGAAAATGTCGCATGCACGGGATCTGTACCCTTAAAAAAATATAACGCTCTTGTACTATGATGGTCCCGGCTGACGTTCACACACTCGACCGGGACCAACCAGCAGAACATGCGCACGAAATTCGCATGGAAGTCATGCGTTCTGAGGTGTCAAGTCTCATCCCAGAACGTCTCGAACATTTCATCGGTCAACTCGAGGAAAAGATGGGTCTCACCTGTAAAGGTGACCGGTTTGCACCGCTCACCAATGGATTTAGGCAATTCTTCCGGGATGACGAGCTGGACCCGAATGGTATGCCCCAGAATGTAGACCTGGAGCGGATTCAGGAACAGAAGCGTCGCCTGGTGAACCTCTTCTCCGAGCTGTATCACCGTTCGAGCGAACTGGGAATCAAGGATAAATCTTCAGTGGATGTCAACGGTGATGAGTTTCGCATCGCGCACCGCCTGATGCGACTCATCGAAACAGCCGACGACGCCTATGAAATCATTTTCCGGTACGTCCGGTCATTTGAAAGAATCAACAGCCCAACAATCGCACCGATGGCTGGTGATATGGATTCTTCGCTGTTCCGTTGCAAAACGATGGACTCTCCAGACGAGGAGGATGATGCCAGCCCGTATCAGCGGCTGTTACTGTACCTCCTGAACAAGACGTATACCCAAAAAATGAAGCGGTACAAGGGACAGTGTTGTAAACAGATTGAGACGACGGATGGACACCTGACCCGGGCGTGGAAGCCAGTCATGGAAATCAAGGAGTTTGTGTATTTCTACACGCAAAAGGAGGACAAGTACGATATGTGGCGTAACCTGACGAGTAAGGGTGGTATCGTCCGGGACACTGTGACTCACCTGTCGATGTGTCGCGACATTCAGTTTCCCGAGATTCAGAAGAATCGAACTGTGTGGTCATTCACGAACGGCATCTACGTGGGAAAAGAGTGGTCTGACGATGGTTACACGTCCAAGTTTTACCCGTATGGGTCAGTTGAAATCTCAAACCTTGACCCGACGGTTGTGAGCTGCAAGTTTTTCGACCAGGAGTTTCCTCAAGAGAATATGGCAACAGAGGCGTGGCAGGATATCAAGACGCCTGTGATTCAGTCAGTCATGGAGTATCAGCGTTTTTCAAAGGAGGTGATGGAGTGGATGTATGTATTCATCGGTCGCCTGTGTTTTGACACGAATGACCAGGATGCTTGGCAGGTGATTCCCTTTCTCAAGGGTATCGCCGGATCCGGTAAGTCAACAATCATCACCAAGGTGTGTAAGCGGTTCTACGACTCGGAGGATGTTCGTACGCTCTCAAACAACATTGAGAAGAAGTTTGGTCTCTGGTCCATCCATGATGGGTTCATGTTCATCAGTCCAGAGGTCAAAGGTGACTTGGCGCTCGAGCAGGCGGAGTTTCAGTCGATGGTTTCGGGTGAGGATGTGTCCATCGCACGCAAGAATGAAAAGGCGTTATCGATGACGTGGAATGTTCCTGGCATTCTCGGTGGTAACGAGGTTCCAAGCTACCGTGACAACTCAGGGTCGGTGCTTCGTCGTCTCGTGACGTGGAACTTTGCACGTCAAGTTGCTGCGCCTGATCCACAGCTCGACGGAAAGCTCGATGCGGAGATTCCGACGATTCTGTGCAAGTGCGTTCGGGCGTACCTGGATTACTCGCGCAAGTACTCGAAGAAGGACATTTGGGGCGTCTTACCAGCGTACTTCAAGTCTGTGCAGGCCCAGGTGGCAACAGTCACCAACCCGCTGCAGCACTTTTTGGCGAGCGACAAACTGGTGTACGGCCCGGACAAGTACATTCCACAGAAGCTGTTTGTCCAGATTTTCAACCAACATTGTCAAGAGAATGTGCTTGGTCGATGCAGATTCAACGAAGACATTTACGCGGGTCCGTTTTCGTCTCGAGAAATTGATGTCCGCAGCGGCTCAATGACCTACCGAGGCAAGGCGTATGCAAATCAAAAGTTTGTTCACGGAATCGACGCACTCGAGGAGAACTGTCTGGGCGCGGATTTTGACGTCTAGGACCTTTCCACCGAAGGTGGCGGACAACGGGCACGGTGTGCCCCTTGGACTGAGGGTCTAAACAAAACGCAACACTCTACTGTAATGGAAACAATGACTGCTCTGTTCAGTGCTTGGGAGAACACAATCGAGCAGTATAAGAACCAGCCGAATATCGAGATTGAGATTCGGATGGGCAAGGTGAATCGTGGTAAGTTTGACACTAATGTCGGTCAGGCTACGTTTGAAAAGGTGCTTCGCCGCCTTCGGAAGTACGAAGGGTGGGAATCAACAAACGAGAGTCAGTCGACCGTGTATATCGATACTGCGGCTGGAAAGCGTGTCGTCATGAACGATCTGACTGATGATATGGAGTCGTGTGTCATCAAGAAGCGGGTCCTAGTGAATGACCAGGTGCTCGACGGGTTCCCGGTTGACGTTCGCCTGGGTATTTCGTCAGAGGTGCCGTATAACCGCGATGATGACACGGATGAAAACTTTACACGAGTCAAGAAACGCAAGCGGTACTCGTTTGTACGCAAGGGTCTTTCGATTGACCTGTCCGAGGTGAGTGGTGACGTGGCACAGGACAAGGATTCAGAGGAGGCGACCGAGTACCAGATTGAGCTCGAGATTCTGAACCCGCCGGTGAATGCAGCGGAGCGTCATCAAGTGTTTAACATTGTCTACAAGATTTCAGACATTTGCAAGATTATGGTATAAAATGCCAGAACCTTTTAAAAGCACACGCAATTCAGTATAAAATGAAATTGAAGAACACGTAACTGTATAGTCCCCGTTTTCATAATATATCTCGAGTGAATGCGGTTGTTCAGTTTCATTTAATACAGTCATCCACGAATCCATGTGATTCAAAATCACGGGACGCCGAATGACATGTCGTCCAGGGATTACAAAATTATGAAGAGTTTTTGTCTCCAAATTATACACAAGTCCGTCGTGAGACTTTAAAAGGTACCAAATACGCCAACTACGTGTCTCGTCAAGTCTGCTTGGTGGAATGTTAAAATAAAGACGGGTATCTATGCTTGGGTTGGACAAAAGGACGATTGCGCGCACAAGTTCAGAAGGAAGGTTTCTCCATATTAAACTATTCATCGTACGTTGTTCTTCTTAAATCGCATCGCTTTATGCACCGCGGGCTTGTACGGCACCTTTTCACGTCGAGGATGATCATGTATATACGATCCGAATGTCCTGCTAAAGTATATCTCCGTCTCGTTGAGCAGGTAGTCAATCTCGTCTGAATCAAAGCCACCCTCTTTCATAGCTGAAAACATCCGTTCGTTCATTTTCAAATGTCGCATCGCCTTTCGCAGAAAGAAAGCGTGAAACTCTCGAGGCCACTGAATCAACATTTCTTTGAGGTTTTGCATCTCGCCTTCGATCGAGTTCTCAAAAGCTTCCGAGCATCTCGTCTCCCACGCATCTTCGTTCCACTTATCTTCCACCTTGTGGAAACCCTTGAAGTAGATTGGCCGCCGGCACATCGGACACCCAGTTCCAGTGCCTTTGAGGTACCAACTCTTAATACACCCCGAGCAAAACTCGTGGCCGCAGCACAACTTGCGGCACGGACCAGTCTCGTAGCATACCGAGCACTCCATTACAGGCGATTGAGATGAAGATTGGTGGTTTGCTCAGGTTTTGACACACACATGACGCGTTTTTTATGTCAGCCTACAGTACTATGCACCGTGCTCTCGCTCGCCGCGAAGTGACGGGCAAATCGAAGAATTTGCGTAAGATTCACGCACCGCGCAAAGCGGTGAACAGAATTCTAACCAATCGAAACGGTCAAGCGGTTCGCAATTTGTATGGTCACAACTTGACGAATGCCGAGGTTACCCAGGTCATGAACCAAGTCATAAACACGACACGAAGCAGGAGGCTGATAAAGAGCAACGCTACTCGCAACAAAAATCTCAACCGATACAACTGGAACAAATTCATGACCAATATAATCAGAACACCGTGGCCGTGGCATCTCATGATCCTCAAGAAGCGTTGAGGATCTTCTTGTACCACGCCATGGAACACATCGTGTTTCCTTCGGGTGCATCGACCGGCGTCGACGTGTCATCATCTACAAGTCGCCACTTGCCCTTGTGTTTGACGTATGCGGCGTAGTGTCCGCCGTGAAAAAGTCCCCAATGAGCGACGAGCACAAAGAGTTTCATATCCTTGTACGTGTCTGGGACGAGCTCCACGGGACATTTTTGCGTGAAAATGACAGACAAGCAATCACCCGTCTCACGGATGACCGTCTGCATCGCCGCCACGTTATATTTTTTGCCAGCGTCATCGACATAGTCGCTGAGAATGTGATACTTATCATATTTCTGCAAATGTTCAGGTGAATCGACAAAGAGGGAACAAAACTCGTGTGTCCGCGACGACGTTCCACCTGGAAAGACAACCACCTGCTCTTCTTTCCCGTAAAAGATGGGTTTCATATAGTCGAGTCCGAGCGACTTTTCGAGTGCATCCATGAGTGCCAAAACCGCCTCGTGGGCATCGTGCTGCTGCAGCGGCGTAAAATCTGTAAACTTTGTGCGAAATGCATCGACGAGTTCACGTGGATCAATTGGACTTGTTTCTTTTCGATTCCACATCTGACGAACCAGGGAAGAATAAGCACGAGTCACTTCGCAAGTTCCGTCGTAGGGACCTTCGCGGAGAAACCGATTCGTGAGTGCCGGAACATGTGCCAGGCATTGTACAGCCGAATTGAAGTAGCACGTGTTTCCGACGTTGAACAATCCTCTTGACATTGTCTACTAAAGCCTCCAGACTTTTATATAACAAAGATGTTCGCAGTGCGTGTCTCTCCTCCTGTCATGTGCACCGCTCAGCCCTCACGCAAGAAGGGTCACATCCGGTATAAACTGAAACAGGCGATTGATCACGCCCAGAACCTGTGCCGTAATTTTGAGGATACGAAGGAGTGCCGCGTCGCATGGGACGAGGTGAATGATTTGACGCGTGCGCTTCACGACCAGAAGCCGCCGCCGTCAGAGACGGATCGTTCTGAGCTGTCAAAGCGTGAGTATGACGTTTAGTACGGCGCCGGAGCCAACATATGAGGAACCTCCTGCAGCTTGGTGTTCATGCCCTCCTGTTGGCTGATACCACCCGGGTGATTATAGCCCGAACGCTTTGCCGGGAAGTAACGCATGGCGAGAGACGCCAGCAATATAAAGACCAAGGCGTGCAGAATCAAACCACCGAGCTTGGCGGTACCCTCGCTGGTCGCGACCCAGCTGCCGAGGACATTGCGGGTCGTCTGATACGTCGCGGGGCTGGCAACAACGGCATAAAGGACGGCTGGGACAATATAAAATTTGACAGCGTTGGACATTTCTTATTTACACAGAATAAAATTCATCAAGCTTAATGTTCTCGCGAATGTTAACAATCGTCCTGTCATACGTCCGGCGATTGTTTGGATGCGTCTTGTCTGGACGCTCCTTGACCGGCATCCACCCCAAGTCCCTATAGTCACACTCAAGTATAGTTCCAGCTGCATACGGCCGTGTACTCAGATTCAACTCCGCCTCCTTACGCAGCTGACCGCGTTCCTGGATACATAGGTCCTTGCCGTTCATCACCAGAAAATCAATCGTAATGAGGTTTCTGGGCTTCCATTTGAACAGCGTCTCGTGTGTCCCGACACGAACGGGCTCCTCGACCGGTGTAAATATGAGACCATCCGTCTTTTCACCGAGTTGAATCTTGTTCACTTCACTCAGAGGCAACATCTCCTTCACCTTCACCTGTAGTTTCGGTTGTTTCAATATTGACTTGACAACCGCCTTGGCTTGCGACAGCCGTTCCGTCAGCGTCTTTTTACGAACATCTTCACCCTTGACACGCACAGCGTCATACACGTAAAAAACCCCATCCATCAATTCTCCGTCGAGTACAGTGTCACGTGGAACCGTCAGAGTCGTAAACGTGACGTGGAACGCTCGGTCGACGAGTGCACAAATCTTCTTCTTGTCCGACGTCTCGAAACACACGAGCATGTGTCGCACACCATCCGTCTTTTCGCACACGACGTATGGTTGAGACTTTAGTGCCCTAAAGTGCTTTCGTTCTATGGAAATGGGCTGAGGTCCGGGAAACCACGATGGGTCGCTAGATTCCCACACCTGATGAATATACCCCTTGATTTCATCTTCATACATGTTTACTAAGTGTCTGTTCTTTTTAAGGATTCATCATGACACCCGGCATTTCTAGAATATTTCCTAGGCACTTGTGCGTAAAGTGGCGAATGACAGTCGCAGATGGTAAAGCTACGACTCGTAGGTTGTTTGATTTCAGTTGAGCAAACAGGTTCTCGTAGGAGTCACATGACAGGTTTTTTTGAGTGCTCTTGAGCTTCTTGTCAACGGGCTTCGAGTCCATGACCCAAACACGCGCAGACGTCTTTTCAACGTCGTAGAGGTCAGTACCAACCACCTTTTTGGTAACGTCAGTATCAAATGTCAGAGCACGTTGATGAATCGGCTCCGTCGACCCCTCAACAGTCTTTTTGCGAAACATGTCCCAGTCGACACCCTCGATGACAGCGGGGAACACGATAACCTTGATATCCTTCTCCATCGTGTTGAACACTCGTGGGATGGTATCTTGATCCAAGTTGGTGCCGTAATCAAACCATATGATACGCTCACCCGACTTTACCAACTTGGGAAGCGCGTCGAGACCCTCGACGAAAACGTATTCAAGTGATACTTGTCGTTGGGCTGCGTGCATACCCATTGTCATGAGTGAATGAAGCGTCGTCACGGCGATTGATTTATTTCGAGTCACACACACAACATACATGTTCAAGAATCGGTCTGACTCTTTAGTCCTTTCGACCACAGGTCCTCCGTTGTTTCAGACCTTTGTCCCCGGACAGCTATTCAGACGATCTTCAAGTTTTCCGTGGAACCGTAGGTTTCCGACGTGTCCCAGGGTCGTGGTGACGTCTGCGTAAATTTTACCGTTCATCTGTTGCCAACGACGACAGAATGCGTAATCCTCAGACAAGTAACGGCGATTTACAGGGTCAATCATACAGTCAAATACGGCACAGTAATCTTCAAAGTCACGATTCTGATGATCATTCTTACAATTGAGTTCCGGGTAATGAGCATACATCCGTTCGATGACATCACGCTTGATCATCAGAAACCCGGTTGGACCATCGAGCACCTCGACGAACCCATTTGTGATTTGGGAATTCTGGTACTTGAAATTCATGACGAGTGCCGCAGACGCCTTGTTGAGATCCTTCCCGGCTGTGATGGCCTGCGCCGCTTGGTCCCACATAATCACCTTTTTGGGATAGACGGCACATGACACGTCGTGACCGGACGCCAACAGACGGATGACGGATTCCGCCTCAAACTGAACGTCGGCGTCGATGAACAAAAAGTGCGTCGCATTCGACTTTTGCATGAAACGTGCGACTGAAATGTTCCGAGCGCGATGGACCAGGGACTCATTCTCGGTCGTGTCGAGCATGAGTTGAACGCCATACTGCGCACAGAGTCGCTGAAGTTTCAGAATGGACTCGGCGTACGCCTGCAGACACAAGCCGCCGTAACACGGCGTCGACAGGAAGATGCACGGCTGCGACATTGTATATCATATGATTGTCTCCTTTAAAACCTGGTGTACTTGAATTAAATCAATTATACGTTTACTCAAAAATGGTCGTACGATGTGCAATGTCATGGTGACAACCCACGATGGGTTTATAATTTGAATTTCTTGGAGATTCGTTGAATATTTTTGTGTGATGAGTCGTGCGATCCCGATTGCGACATCCACCTCAAACATATGTTTCATGGAAAACCCTTCGGCGTCGAATATCCATTTCCATGCTCCTTCATGAGCTCCTAGAACACCATCGTAGTGTTCTAGGATGCCGTCTTTGTCCCAGTATTTTGTCGCTTCGGCTGGTTTTGTGTAGAAAACACCAGGGCTCAGTTGCTTGAGTGAATGACTTGTAGGGTCACGTGCACACACTGGACATTCATACATTTTTATGTACAATACTACTATATGGCAGACATTGTTAAACTGACGACACAGGCGAGTATTATCGTCCAGGCTTTGTCGACTGTATTCGGTATCAAAGGTGTACTTACACCTGTACCAGCATCTAAACAGGTTCTGGTAAACGTCCTGAAACTTGAGATGCTCGTAACATTCATTCAACTTGCATGGTATATCAATTTGTACAAGTCATTCAACCTTGCGAGCATGGCCACAAGACGCTACTCCGACTGGTTCATAACGACACCTCTTATGATTCTCAGTATGGCTGTCTATTACGTATACGAAAGTGGCAAGACGTTCACGTTTGAAAAGTACAAGAAATCACTCATTCAAATGTTTGTCGCAAACTTCATCATGTTACTCGCAGGATTCTTGGCGGAGAAGGGTCTGATGGATCGCACCGTCGCTCTCGGCATCGGATTTGCTGCGTTTGGATTTGTATTCAAGAAATTGTACGAAGAGTTCAGAACAGAAGAGTCTGACAACATCTACAAACTACTCACGAGTGTATGGGCTCTGTACGGCTTGGCTTTTATGCTGCCTGATGTCCAGAAGAATATAATGTACAACGGGCTCGATTTGATATCAAAGAACTTCTTCGCATTTTTCTTGTACAGAAAAATTGTTCACGTTTAAAGTCCGTTATTCACAATTCTACGACGCACGTTGTTAACGAGCACCGTTTTACCGAGAACACGATTCGTCATAAACATACGTCTCGCGTTCTGCATCATATTTCTGATTGCGGTAATTTCCTGTTGAGTCAGCGTATTTCTGTGGGGCTGGTTCTGGTTATACAGCGCCAGAAACGCAGCTTTATGATACTGCCGCTTGAGCGCATTTGCTTTTTTCACGGCATTATGGTAAGCTTTGCTAGCATGCGCCGCGCGGTTTAATCTATGCTTCAATTGTTGCACCCGGTGGTTCATTTATAGAGTATCAAGATTTTTTTTGGTATGCCAAAGTAGATGACTGACGTGATCCTTCCAGCGGGGACGCGCCTGTATAAGGGATTTAGAAATCGTACGACAGGGTGTCATTCCCTCTTGAAAGACACTCGTATGTTTTTCGCAACACAGAGTGCCAGACTGGCGCGTTCGTATTCAAACACAAAAACGGCGTGTCCATTTCTGGCGAGACGAGCACTTCGTCTTTTTGTCCTGACGCACCCTAACGTCAAACGCATTTTTCCAAAGCTCTCCAAGAATACTGTTCTTGGACTTCGGTTCGCGCTCGGGACGAACGTCACCCGGGGACAACAGGTCAGTGTCTACCAGAACGTAACAGGTCGCAAGGCTCCGAGACGATACCTTGCGCGTCCATCGAATCGCGGCGAACGCCTCTCGTTCAAAAACGTCAACGTGGACGTGTTTGGACGTCTGAGCACTGAATACCTTACGAAGAATGGCTATGACGGGTTTTACGCACCGCCGAAAAGAACGGGGTTCCATGGCGGATTCTTTCCAGCGGAAATCATGCTGTGTAACGCCAGCCAGTCATTGGTACGCCCTGGTGTCGAGCGCGCACCTGTGCTGTCCAGCGTATCCATCGTCAGAGAACTTCCTCAGCTGTTCATCAAGTATTGTCGCAGAAATCGTGCCCTTCTGCGCATCTACAGAAACCTGTTTGTGCCCGAACTCGGAGGCGGTATGGGTGTCAAGCTATACCTCGAGGCGCGGGGAAAGCCGGCACCCAAAAAGGTGACTGACACACGCGATTTTGATTTTACATTTGCCGTACCGAAACGCCTGGGTCAGCGAGAGGCGAAGCGACGTGCGCTCATCATGAAAACCATCATGTACAAACACGTCACGGGATTTGTCGGATGGCTGAATAGAACGTACACGCGCACGAACGCGCGACTCATCGTGAGCGACTTTGTACCGGACATTAAAGTCCTTCCGGCGACCGGGAAGACGGTCTATCACGTGTCGCAGTTCCGCATTCAATTTCCTCGCGGTGAACCCATGGATTTCGTCGATTCGACGCTCGCCTACGTCCCTGGGTCGAGTCACGATGACATTCACCCCGTATATTCACGCATGTACGGCTTGCCGATCGAGCGTCTCAAGAAACTGTACGACTCTGTGCTCGCAGTACTCGCCGGATCGTTCCTGTACCCCGGTGTCAAACCAAGAAACCCACTCACGGGGAATAATCCCGAAAAGGGCCAAAAGGATGTTTCACGCCTCGGGGCGCTTCAGAATCTCGCCCCTAAGAATGTCACTCTCGTACGAAACTTGATTCGGCGCATAAAAAAACGTGACGTGAGCGGGGCAAAACGCAACGCAGCCATGCTAATTAAAAATATCAAGCGACCGTAGAGGATGAACAAAGCATGTGTGCAGACACGTGTCGTTCTGCGTCGCGTGAGTCGCCATCCGATTGTTCGGCAGACGATCCGAACCGGAACAAGGATTCAGAAGCATGCGGTACGGAGTGCAACACTCAGTCTCGTACCGGATGCTGTGAATGATATCGCCTTCCATCACGCTCAGCTGAACATGACGGAGATTGTACATGTGTTCCAGGACACTGTCGCAATTTCAACTATGAATATGGTCCTGGCGATGATGCTGGTAATGTCGAAATTTATAATCTAGTTCATTACTAATGAGCACTAATTGTGCAGACCGAGAGGTGTACACGGTTCGTGTCGACTCTTTTGGCGTAGGGACACCGTATTCTACATTCCAGGCTTTTATGGATGTGCCACTTCGTAATGTCGTCAAGGCGGAACTTCTCATGGCCAGCATTCATCAGCAGTATAGTAACGCCATTTGCCACGTGCACATCGAAGAACTCACATCCAAGTTTATTACACGCGCAGGTCCATCTTACACCCTAGGTCTCGGAGGAACGACTTCAAATGTAGGCGTTGCGACGCAGATTTCAAACGCAGGCTTTATTGACCGTGCATTTGTGACGATACCAACATCCAATGTTTCAGCGGGCGTGACCGATAATCGCGTCCTTTGGACGTCAGTGAAGGATTTTCCAACCGATGTTGAATATATCAACCCTATTCGTCAACTCAAGACGCTTACATTCACATTCTTCGATGGCGCAACAGGTCTTCGGCAAACCATGGACCAAATGGTATATTTTGTGTTTCGGTTCGAATGTGGTAAAGACAATGTCTGTCTGTACTAATAAAGACGATGCGCGTTGACATCCCAGAATGGAAGTCGTCCGCCTACAGCCCACAGCCATCCTGCCCTCCCGCGGGTCAGCCCATGCAGCCGGATTTGACCTCTACAGTGTCGACCACTACGTTGTGTTCCCAGGTCAGCGAGTGGTTGTTTCCACCGGAATCGGTCTTCAGAAGCTTCCAGACGGAACCTACGGTCGCATTGCACCTCGCTCTGGACTGGCCGTGAAACACGGTCTGGACACACTGGCGGGCGTCGTCGACCCCGACTACCGTGGCGAGATTAAGGTGGTGCTTCTGAACACCGACATGCGTGTTCCTTTCGTCATCAAGCCTGGGTATCGCATCGCTCAGCTGATTCTGGAGAAGTATGAGGTGGCTGATGTCGTCGAGGTGGCTGAGACGGTAGTAGACACGTCACGCGGCGATGCCGGTTTCGGTTCAACGGGTGTGTCATACAAGGTGACGGGTGTATAAAACTTTAAAAAATTTGGGGGAAACCCCTTTGTATCAGTGTCCGAGTGGTCTAAGGAGGCAGTCTCAAGTTCTGCTAGCGCAAGCTGCATGGGTTCGAACCCCATCTGATACACTTAAAAAAACAAATTGAAATTAAAACTATGCAGTCGTGGCTCTTTATCGGCCCAACCCTGCTTGCAGGGATTGGTCAGGTGACTCGCCAGTATGCCGAGCGGATAAAGAGCCTTGGTCACGAAGCGGACTATGTTCCATTTGGTGACCCAGTTCCAAACAAAAAGTACGACGTCGGGTTTGCGTTCGTGCTTCCCATCGAACAGCACATGAACATCGTCGATCAGATGTTGTCCCAGTGTAACGAGAAAAAGTACATGACGATTTGCGAAACCGAGACGGTTCACCCCGTGTACGAGCTGCTCGTCCAGAGGTACAATACGCTCTGGACGCCGAGTCAATTTTGTTTGGACATTTTTTCAAAGCAGTTTCCATCAGGTGATTGGCGACTCCTGCCTCTGTGGACGCCGACACCGCCTCGTGCACCCGTCGAGGCGACCGAGTACACGTTCTACACAATCGGAAACATGGTGGATCCACGCAAGAATATCAAAATGCTCATCGAGGCGTTTGTTCGCCTACAACTTCCTGACGCGCGACTTTTGCTCAAAGCGACGTGTAAGGTTCCAGTGACGTGGAAAATCCCAAACGTCGTCGTCGTCAACGGACTTTTGAGCGACGAAGACCTCGAGACGCAGATTCACAGACAGGGACACTGTTACGTCAACTGTTCTCATTCCGAGGGCGTTGGGATGGGAGCAGTCGAGGCGGCTTTGCGTGGTAAACCAGTGATCATCACGGACTTTGGCGGTCTCAAAGAATACGTTCCAGACACACCATTCGTCGTGAAATGTTCACGGACTGAAATTCAGCAGGATGATTTTTTGTTTCAAAAAGGGATGGTGTGGGGTCAGCCGTCGCTCGAGGAACTGATGTCGCACATGCGCACGTGTTACGAGAGTCGTATTTCAGAGTGGGACCACCCTGGGACGAAGAAACTCATTTCGTCAGTTTTCGAAGAACTTCAACCGTAAGGTTACCGTACTGTTCTTCGTACTTGCATAAAATACGATAGTTTGCAGATGCACCAGCTGAGTATTGAGCGTCCTGCATCGTGTTGGCGATGATTGTAGAGAGGGTCAGTGACGGGTTGCGCGAGTACCCATTTGCGTCGAGCGCTTTGATGAGCTCGTCCATTTTCTAATCAGTGTCAATCGACTTTATCTTTGGTCCCGCGGGTTTCATGAAATCATCCGACATGAGTTCTTCGTGTCGGCCATGACCACCATGAGACTCGCCGTCACCGTAGTGAACCATATAGTACGATGCAGCATACATGACAATGGCGAAAAGAACCGCGTTAAACCCGAGGAACGCCTGCTGAGCCTTGAGGTACGAGACGAAATCATCAAACGCTTTGAACCCAGTGGGACTACTGAAGAGACGAGGAAGTGCGAAAATCAACGTAAGATTGATTACAAGTGCAACAAGTATGGGTTTGAGTTCAACGTCAGCCATCTCCTATACCATAGAGCTATGTTTTTTGCAGAAGCACCCCCCTGCCGTCACCCTGAACGTGCACTGCCGTCCCTCGAGTGTGCGTGCTGTGCACGTCGGACCCTTTGCCGCCACAGGGCCGGCCGCCTTCTTCTTCGCCGCCGCCGCTGTGATCAGACCCACAGATGCCGGAGGCGTATAGTCTGGAAGAAAGATGGTTCGGCTCCGAGCCGCCTTGAGGTCGAGCGTGTGCTGACGGAAGCGAAGAGCAGAAGCATCAAACTTGCTCATTTTGATTTTGGATGACTGAACCTTCCTGAGCGAAACCAGGCGTGCTCATGACACTTTTTTCTTCCAAGGGACAAAACGTGTCATGAGCGTGCAAAGATATAAAAAGTCGGATACCATATTAAATATGGCTACACTTCTCATAGAACGTCTGACTAACATAATTTTAGAGGCGGATCGTACCAACTTGTATATCCCTCCGGTAATTGCAAATCTCCTTCGTGTTCACGGTTTCGCGCCACACAGGACATACACGCGTCCTCCGCGTCAGCCGCGTCCTCCCCCACCTGTACGTATACCGTGTCCTGCAGTTACACATGCCGGTACACCTTGTAAAAACAAGTGTGCTATTGGGTGCACGACGTGTCTGATTCACTCGGAAACACCAGCCCCACGGGCTCCGCGGGGTCTTCCTGCTGAGTACGAGCGATGTCCGGAGATGGTCAAGGATGGAACACAGTGTAAGTGCCCAAAGTACAAGACTTATCCAATGTGCTGGCGTCACGCAAAGCGTTCTAATTTGCTTCCGCCACCACCTGAAGTGCCGACGGAATGTGCCGTGTGCTACTGCGACCTCACACGGGAAACAACCACCAAGACGGCGTGCGGGCATTATTTCCATATCGACTGTTTTGAATCGTGGAAACAGAGCCGGTCAGCTTCATTTCAGGCGGTGACGTGTCCTATGTGCCGACACGCAAACCCGAAACCCAAGCCGCTCGTCATCCGTGCTTTGGGTACTGTACATCAAAGTTGATGAGAAGATTTGACTGGTCCGTTAGACCCTTGCCGTGTACGACATAGTCCTTTCGAGGGTCCAAGATGCCAAACTCTTTCAGTGTATTGAATTGAACGGGTCCACTAAAGTGAGGTATAGTCACATCGAGCCCTTCGACCGATTCACGGAACGTGACAGTCATGATGTACCGCAAGTCTTCGCCGCGACGCTCAAACTTGGGATGGGGCTTTACATTGAATGTAATAATGAGATCACCAGTTCTTTCACGATTCGACCGCGCTTGTTCTCCGAGTCCCTGAAGTCTGTGTTGTGTTCCTGAATGTAACCCCTTCTCGACGTGTAAATTTATCATGACGGAATCCACGTGCGTTTTTTTGTGATTACACCCCGGGCACCCCTTTCGCGTGACACCAGATGTCTGACACTGATCACAAGGCCGTGCAAACATCTGACCCATCATACCCATCATTTCTTGCACCATCATTCCCCGTCCCTGACAACGAGAGCACGTTGTGGCACACGACTGACAATGTTTCGTCACGGGCACCTTGATAGTCTTGTCTGCTCCGGTGTACACCTGTTCGAGTGTCAGGTCTATCGTGTGATGCCGGTCCATGTTCCGTTGCTGTTGTGGACCACCCATACCGCCAAACATTTGCTGAAAAATATGTGAAATGTCAGGACCCTGCGGTCCTTGTTGCTGCTGCGGGTCATCAGTTCCAAATTGGTCGTAACGGGCACGTCGTTCCGGATCACTGAGCACTTCGTACGCCTGCCCGATCGCCTTGAATTTTTCAGCGTCGCCTCCTTTGTCGGGGTGATTCACGCGTGCAAGATTTCTGTAAGACTTTTTAATTTCATCTGTTGATGCACAGCGGTCAACACAGAGCGTTTCGTAGTAACTCATACTGTTAAAGAGCCGTTAAAACTTTATTTGGTCTAAAACCGCAATCACATAATAATTCAAGATGAACGAGGTTGACGAAACAATCCTGACTATTTTTGAAAAGCGAATTCACAATGAGCTCGAATTTTACCTTTCTGAGCACACGGATCGCGTCTTCTGGGAACAGACCAACAAGTTTCGATACAGGAATGCCCGTGAGGTGAATCAGGTGCTCAAAAAGGTGTTTGAGTCTATGCACGCGATTTACCCATCACTCGAACGTGTATTTGATGAAAATCTCACGCTTTTGCAGCAGTGTACGTGGGTCGGAATGAACGTGCCATGGCCGGTTGACCCGGGTGAGCACATCCGGCGGGTTGTTGATAACGTCATGCATGTTTATTGCATCATCGTGTATGGAAATATCCGTTGTGAAATTTTACAATGTACGGCATATACCCGGTGAGCGGAGACGAGGGTACTTTGAAAAGAAGAATATACCTTTGTGCGTGAGGCTTTTATACTTGTACATTTTGAAATACCGAAGGAGTTGTTGTTCTTCACGCCACGTCACTGTATCTGCAGTTAGTCGATTCGATGCTCCACGTGGTTTGGGGTCAACGACAAGTCTGATAGGAAATCTCTGACGACGACGCTGGGCACAGTACATAAAGATGTCATTTATCTTGATGGTCCAAAATAGATTTCCAGCCTTTGCTTCGTGTTCGTACGGGAGTGTTAATGCCTCGAAGAGATGACATTTATCATATTTGTATCGTTCAAGCGTTTTGATACGTCCTATAACAACCTGACTCCCCGAAACAGTGTTCATATGAGGAATAGATGTTGTACACGACATTTTCTGTTTCGGATACACATCAAACTTTGTTTTTTTACAAAAACAGTTGATTGTCTTTATAGGACGAATAGCTCGTTTTGTTCGACGCACGATATGCGTTTTCCTGGTCGAACCGAGATAATCAATCACAGTCATATAAAGTACTCTATAAAAAATATTTCATATGATCATATGGGTCACACAATAAAGAACCAGCGCCCGTATGAATATCGGCCCAGTGCAACCCGGCGCGCGTCAGGGCTGGCTCCCGTCAGTGAGTCGCGTGAAAACGCAGTGAAACGCTGGAACAAACTGCGTCAGCACATAAAAAGCAGTATGTCACTTGCTCGTAACATACGCACAAAGGGTGTCGCCACTCGCGGTCGCTTCAGGGTGAGAAATGTGTCACCTCCCCGAACGAAGAGCCCTCCCAAGCACAGTGTGATGCTCAATAAAAATAAACCACCCGGAGTTTACTTTGTGAGTAAGCCATACAAGAAAGGCCGGTTCAATGTTGAAAATATTTATGGATTCGTCCCTTTTCCTAAGAAGCGTTAGAACCTGTTCACCACCTGCCACTCTGCACTCGTTCCGTTAAGAGTCTCGAGGATAATGTGACCCGCCTTCTCAGGGTCGAAATGGTCCGCACAACAGAAAATGTCAAGATAGATACAGTCCGACTCTGGGTACGTGTGCACTGAGAAATGAGACTCTGAAAGCACGAGAACACCAGTCACACCAAACGGCTCAAATTGATGGAATGCCCTGCTGACGACAGTCAATTTGCACTTGTCTGCAATCTGTTCCATCAGGGGCTCAATCTCTTCGATGTACTTGAAGTGAACACCAGAGATACGTCCGATGAGGTGCTTCATTCTTGTTTTAAAAATGTCAGGTTTTTTTATACCATGAGCCGCCTTTACGTCGAAGACGTAAAGTTTTCCCCGCAGCAGACATCAGATGCTTCGCATCTGATGGAGTTTACTATCATTGATGGTGAACTTGCAATCCTATATGACAGTCAAGTTGAATACGTCTTCGAGCGCGATTCGCTCAGCAAGGCGGCATACACTTACATGATTCATTGGATCCAGGACAAGAAATCTCCCAATGATGACCCTGGCGCATCGTGGCTCGAAGCTGGAAAGGCATGGGACTCACTCAGTCCTGAGATACAGGGTACGCTGGTGGCCATCGCAAATAAAGAAATACAACAGTCACGTGACATTCGTGATGGGCTTCTTGCAACCCTTCATGGATACCAGGGGGTAAAAAGCATCAAAGACGCTTACGCTAGTTCTATTCGTGAATGTTTTGGTTACTTAAATTAATTCAACCTCACACTGATCAGCTGTCTCGACTGGAACTTCATCAATTTCAACATCACATATGCCTTTGGCACGCGTGGCGAGAACGCGGTCCCAAAACGCCTTCATGACTGGGAGGTAATGTGCAAACCATTCACGGTCACGTAGAACCTCGACGACGACAAACTCTTCGGGAGGTCCCTCTTTGTACTGAAGGAAATCACAAACCTCGAGATCCATAATTTCCAGTAAAAGTTGAATCTGAGGCAGATAATACCCAGGGACTTCAGGTTTAATCTTTCGACTCAGGGGACACTTAATCTCGAGGAGTCGACCAGACTCTGTGATTCCGTCGGGTGAACCGCCGAGAAATTTGTGTACCGGGTGTTGTACGAGACCAATTTCATGTGAAATTTGGCCGTGTCGCATGTCATACAAATCACGCACCATGGGCTCGAGACGCGTCCCGTGGGCAGTCGCTTCGTTTCCAGACCACGGACGCGCCGCACCGCACTTTTTTGCCAAGAGTCCATCTGGCTTTTCGTATGGGTTGAGACCGATTGCTGTCGCTAAATCGCTCGCAGTCAGCAGGTTTCCACGGAGGTCGAGCCACTCCTGACTGCGCTGATCGGCATATGATTGTGCTAAGAGTTCTTTGACTCGTGGGTGCATCTTTAAAATAAAATGTTTTTACTGTTTAAATGAACTACCAATGGAGTCTTCTGTTTTTGCTCATAGCATTCCTAACCTGGGCACTGACACCCAAGGACCGTAAATTGACACGTAACGAGTCGATGGTGGTTTATCCAGTTATATTCGTTTTCGGTATTATCGTCGGTCCTAAGGTGTTCCGCGAGCTGAAGATTATTTCTTAAAACGCTCTGTCGTCTTAAGTGCAATCTGTGCCGCAAATTGTTCCGCTTGTTTCTTCGTGCTTGCAAAACCAGACCCGTATGACGTGCCATCGACGACAACTTCGATATGAAATGTGCCGTTAATCTGACCTCGAACCTGGTATTCTGGCAAAGGCACTTTGTTCGCCTGACACCAACGCATGAGCTGGTCCTTGTAGTTATCATCCGTGAGGTTCATCTCGACGTACTCAAACGCCGCAAACACAAAAGACTTGGCGTGAATCATTCCAATGTCGAGGTAGATGGCACCGACGAGCGCCTCAAAAACATCCTCGAGGATATTCTCATTCGTGTTCCAGCCGTTACGCATCCCCTTATCATCCATGAGGACCCATTTATCGAGGCCGAGTCGTTTTGAAATTTCACAGAGCGTCTTGCCTCTCACGAGTTTCGTACGCGCCTTGGTCAAAAACCCCTCTTGCTCTGCTGGAAACTTTTCAAATAGAAATCGCGTGATGATAAATCCAAGAACAGAATCACCCATAAATTCCAGCGTCTCGTACGAGCCTTCAAGACCCTTGTACTTTTTGAGGGCTGATTTATGCGTGAAAGACCTGCGATACAATTTAATATCATTAATTTTAGTTCCTACAAGACGTTCAAGCGCCACGCGGTCGATGTTTGGGGCATCGACGAGCTCTGGCGCTTCAACGGGTTCCATTTATAGTATTACGTACACTTTTTCTTTTAACTTCTGACGCCAATCTGAGGGTGTCCCTGGAACGCCGGGATGTACCCTGGGCCTGTAGTTCCCGCAACATCTACAGAAGTGGCTGCCGAAGGCTTTTTCATGAACATGAAAAAGAGCGCGACAAGAATAAGAAACAGAATCAATAGTTTATGCATCTGATAATTAAAACGATTTTAATTTCAGAATGTCAATGGCGAGTAATGGAATGACAATGGCAAAAAATTCAAACATCTGTGTACCACGTGATTTATGAATAATCTGAATGTCTTCTTCTGTGTATCTGATACTGTTTCGCTGCCAGTCTGCCAAAAAACACTTATTACCAAACATGAACCAGCACATTAAAGCGATGACGACGACACCCAGATGGACACTGACGAGACGTTTGGATTTGAAAAAGACACCGAGTATCATAAAGAGAATCACAAAGTGATGGAAAGTCACTAGCAGTTTATCTTTCGCTGTTAAATCGTACTTGCCGTGGATAACAGTCACGTCAGTTCGAGCATTCAGAATTGTCATGAGTGCGATTATAGCAAGTACTGTATTCATTACTATTTAATGGAAAAAAGTTCAGGCCTTCTTCACCGTCGGACGCTTCGCCGCCGCCGGCTTTGGCGTCTCGGCCGCGGCAGCAGCTGCCGGAGCCTTCTCCTTCACGGGCTTCTCCGCCTTGATGTAATGCTTGTTGATGTACTTCTGGATGTTCAGGAACGTCACCTGTACGTCAGCTGGGGGGTCCAGGATAGCCTTCAGAGAGGCATCCATGTTGATGTTCTGACCCTGCTTCAGACCCTTCTCCGTTACGTACTCGTTCACCTTCTTCGTCACCTGAGAGCGGGAAATCTGCTCACCGGCAGCCATGTTCAGAAACTTACGCAGCTCCTCAGAAATGTCCAGGGGCTTGTTGAAACCGTTGGTGGTAGAACGAGCCTTGGCCTTCTCACCCTGAGGGTCCTCGATGAGGCTCTTCACCTTACGGAGGTCCTTACGGAGGAGCTTAATCTCATCGAAGACAGCCTGCAGAGTGATGGTAGTGTCAGCCATTGATACTTGTTGAGCTCTTCACATCTTTAACTAGCTTTACTGTCTGGGTACCGAACACGAGAAGAAGAAGGATGAGCATCGGCCACGTCAACATGGGTCCGATGACCATAAAGAGAACGAGATGCCACACCATGAAACGACCGTATACGGGTGTGTCCTTTACGAATTTGTACGCCGCAAGGTAATCAACCTCTGGTAGTTCCATATCTATTGTTTCGTGACATTTTTTTGGCAGCCAATACGATCAACAAAGCCATTAGGATAGTCCCGACGATAATCAACAGAATGATTGCCCAGACTGGAAACACGTCAGTGAACCAATTTCCGGTCGTTCCGTCGCCGCCCGTCGTTCCGTCGCCGCCCGTCGTTCCGTCGCCGCCCGTCGATTCGCAGCACCCTGGATCACATGGATACTGTGTGTCCCCCTCCTGGAATGCACATATCATGTTCGGACCCGATTCCGTTCCAGTGTATGGAGTCATTCCAGGTGTCACCTGTGTCTGGTATGTACAATTCTTCCCATTGTACTGTGGACCACAATACGTCGGACCTGTAGTCGCGTATGTGTTTCCTGTTCCACAGAGCCCATTTGTCAGAAGTGTGTACCCAGTCGGACACGTCTTTTTAACCACAGTCGAACTCGTCGACGTGGCACAGTTGGAAGAATCAGTTGGAATGGGAAAGTATCCAGATGGACATGTCGGTACGACCGTCTCTGGCGCATTCGCCAAACATAGACCCGAAACATCTATCGTGAATCCAGTCGGACAAATCTTCTTGACGGTTACAGCAGACCCTGTCGGACGACGGCATCTCGTTTTGTCGACTGGTAATTCAACGTAGCCGGCTGGACAAACTCCCAGGCTCATTTCTACTTAGAGCTTAGGTTTGTTTTTTGAGCACCATGGAGTACGGAACTCCTGTAAAGATTCCAGATGGCCGTTACTTTCTCAAGGTTTCAGCAAAGGGTGACGCCCGTGTGTTTCACCAGGTGAACAACGTACAGGTTGACGGAACTCTGGAGAAGGAGACGCGTCAGGTGAGTCTCAAAGTGCCTTCAAAAACTTTGTTTGAGACTATTGACAACGAGCTTCTCAGTCAGGCGGAGGTGAGCAAGCTTGAGTGGTTCGGAAAGGACATCTCGACCGATACGATTCGTTCAGCATACCAGGCGAGCCTGTCCACCGACGGTGAACTCTCCGCATCACTGGCGGCAATCAAGGGGAAGGTGGTGACGTCATTCTTTGACGCTCAGAAGAATCCGATTGAGGAGATTTCAGGAGCGTGTGATTTTCTGTTTGAGTTGGCTGGACTCTGGTTCCTCAAGCGCTCATTCGGTCCCATCTGGCGCGTCGTCCAGGTTCGTCAGCGGCCGGCACCAAAGCAGAACACGAAGGGATACCCAGTCGAGTTCCAATTTGCAGACGACCCAGAGCCAGATGGCGAGGAGGATGATGACCCGGCCGATTACCTGGACTGAAAAAAAAAGTCGTATACTAGTATAACATGGACGGCAAGGGTCTGGCGATTTTGATTCTTCTGTTCCTGATCGCCATGATGGTATTTTATCCTCAGCGTAGCGGGTATGCCCCAACAGGCAGCGACCCAGTCGGCTCAGATGTCATGACTACGTCAGTGTCCGGCTCTGGTCCGATGGTCAACCAGGGTGGTTCAGGTGGTCTCATTTCACAGGGTGGTCTGGCTGACGCAGCAGGGGGTACGTACGCATCGGTCGACGACCCAGCACCGTTCGAGATGGGTGGCTCCGGTCTGCGCACAGTCGACATGCCAGTGTACGACAACACCAACGTGGGTCTGATTCCCAAGGAGGTTGTCACGACCGAGGATTTCGGCCAGTTTTCTCCAGACGCCATCCTGTCTGGTCAGAACTTCCTGGACCCACGTGCCCAGATTGGTTTCCCCGAGACGATCGGCGGCAACCTGCGTAACGCCAACCGCGACTTCCGTTCCGAGCCACCCAACCCCCGTGACTCTGTGAGCATCTTTAACCTGTCCACCATTCCACCGGACACGATGCGCCCCAAGTTTGAGATTGAGAACAACTATGAGAAGTAAATATTGTCAAATAATAAATGAAAACTCTTAGCATCGCTTTTCTGATCGTTTTCATGTCAGCGTGGTTGTATGGGCTTATGACTCCAGGGTATCAATTTATGCCACCATTCTGGAAACCAGAAGAACGGGTGAATTGGAAACCAACTCCTATTTTCTGGGCGCTGAGTTTCGTTTGTGTTATATACTTATTACTTAAAAAATAAACACCTTTAATTAACATCAAATGGATGAGTTTAAAGCCGTGATGACTGAATGGCTCTCCTTGAAGCACCAGCTTGCTGCTGCGAGGAAAGACATGGCTGTACTGAATAAGCGTGAAAAGGAACTTCGGGCACAGGTCCAGGGGCACATGAAGGAGATGAAGGAGACGCAGGACGTTGACACTGTCAAGGTGAATCAGGAGAAGGTGTCTATGCGTACCAAGGAGTCCCGTGGCAGCATCACGAAAAATGTCATTCTGGCGGGACTTCGTGCGTACTTTGGCGGCGATGAGACTCGTGTAGAGCAGGTTTACCAGGTCATCGTCGACCATGCACCAGTCAAGGAACGCAACACCATCACCGTCAAGAAAACCGCTTAAACAGGTGTCACGCGTGACACCGCCGCGCAGCGGCAAACAACGGTCTGCACCGCTACGCGGCGAAGGATGTGCGCTTCGCACACATCCGCCTATATAAAAGAATCACGTGTAAGAATAACAAGTAGAAACAATGGGTCTCAACAACGAGTACCGTGATGACGCTCTTGTCAATGGCGACGAGTTCGATGAGACTTATGACGAACAGGAGGACCATGAGCTGTTGCTCAGCCCGACGGACTGGCACGATTGGCACTCTGAGAATGTCCTCAACATGTGGATGTCCCTTCGTCAGTACCTCGAGGAGAACCACATGAATAATACCTTGATGAACAAGGCTTCGTTCCACGATTTTGCCGAGTTTGTCCGACAATTTTCTCAGTAAATAGTATCAAATGGATATCACCGGTCCCAAGATTCTGACCCCAGCCATCCTTTTCGCTCTGCTCAGCCCAGGCCTGCTCCTGCGTGTAGGCCCCAGCCCAGTGCTGGTGCACGCCCTGGTTCTGTCCCTTGTGTATTACCTGATTGCCAAGTTTGTGCTCCAGGTGTCTCTGCGCCCAGCTGACCTGATCGTCCCCGCCGTGCTGTTCGTCCTCCTGACTCCAGGCGTCCTTCTGACGATTCCACCAGCAGGCAAGGGTGTCTTTATGTCTGGCCAGTCTTCTATGCTGGCTGTGGGCGTGCACACACTGGTGTTTGCTCTGGTCTTTTCCTTCATGCGTACTAATTTTGCCAAGTACTATTAAGAAATGAATGGTCAGAAGTACGTCGGTCTTCTTATGAATTCCCGTACACAAGCTCACGCCTTTCATTTGACGACCAATTCGTTTGCGCAGCACAAGGCTCTCCAGGCCTACTATGAAGGTGTCGTTCCTCTTCTCGATTCGTACGCTGAGGCGTACATGGGTAAGTACGGTCGCTTTCGCCGCATCGTTGTGGGCCGCCGCACGATTGCACGCAACCCAAAACTGTATTTCCGTTCTCTTCTGACTCAGATTCGCCGCATGCGCCTTCCACGAGACTCGTACCTCAAGAACATTCAGGATGAAGTAACAGCACTGGTACGTTCCACACTTTATATGCTTAGCCTAAAGTGAAAAGTCACTGACACACTAATGAAACACCTGGCGATTGGACCCGGTGCGATGGCGTATTTTGCATTCCTTGGCGCGATGGGCGCCCTTCGAGATTGTCACAAACTGGACAATCTCGAAGAAATTTCAGGGGCGAGCGCCGGTGGGCTTCTCGCATTCTTTTACATCGTTGCAGAAGGCAACATCAAAACCATCATAGATTATTCGTTGGACATTCCGATAAAGGAAATCATGAAACCCAACATCCGTCAGTTTTTGAAGCATTTTGGACTCGTGAGTCAAAAGAAGATTAGAAACGTCATCGTCGATATCATTCGTGTATTTTTCAGTAAAGAGGACCTTACGTTTCGCGAATTGCAAGCCCTTCGTCCGACGATGCCCAAAATGTACATCAGCGCATACTGTGTCAATCTGGCGCGTACAGAGTACTTTTCATGTGACTCGACACCAGACATGTCTGTCGTGGATGCACTCTGTATGACTATTTCCGTTCCGTTCCTGTTTGCAACTGTCGAACACCAAGGTCGACGGTACATCGACGGTGGTACTATGGAGGATACACCATGTGGAGTTTTTGTCGGTTCAGCAGATGTCAAGGTCATCCGGGCCGTGTGGTATGAAGACCATGAATATAACACGCGAAATCTGAAATCCTATCTGACGAGTATTTTGTATACGATGTTTCGGTTGCGTTCCAAGTACAATTATCCATTCATCGGTATTGACATGTCTAAAATTGAGATGTTTGATTTTGGGGTTTCAATGGAAGCGAAGCTGAAGATGTTTTCATTTGGGTACCATTCCACGCATACACAGGTGTCGAAATCATGTACGATTTGCCATCCAGAGGAGGGTTTGCAGCCGCAAGAACCTCACATAGATCGAGAACATCACACGGAGCAATGTGCTGCTGAGAATACTCCCGGTCATCCCGAACAAACCGAACAAAATCCTCGAGTCGAGACGAAAACTTTGTCGGCGTCCACCCATTCATCGTCATCCACGCCGTATACCGTGCGAAAAACTCAGGACACCGAGTCGTGAGTACGTGCTGTGAACACACCTTGGCGAGCTTCGACCACCCGGGAATCGTCGAGTGATCCGGAAACACCCGGAGCGGTTTCGGAAACAGACCCGTTTTGAAATGTTTGTCAGTCGCTTCTAGAATTTCAAGCTCATTGTCCATAGCGTGTGCGATCCAGTTCCCATCCCCCTGCTCCCACACCGCGTGCATAAACTCACAGATGGCGTCGCGAAATGGAAGGACAACCGCCTCTTGACCGTGGATGATCGTCCGACCGAGCTTTGCCTGAACGCGATCATTCTCAGCGACAAACGGATCGTCGAGCGCCTCTTTGATGAAGATGGTTCGCAGTTCGCCGTGCGTCACTGAACGATTCTTGCGGTACTCTGGTGTTTGATGACGTCCATGTGACACCCATGTCTTATTCTCAGTGACATTCACTGGGGCGAAGCTGATCGAGTGTATAATCTTTTGAGCCGTAGACTCGAAATCACCAACGACGTACTTCATTCTTACATTACCGTGCGGCCGTTTTTTTAGTTACCTGTATTACCTGGATACTTTTTCATGATCATTCGACGTCCAAATGCAGTGTGAGGATTCGTAGCGCGATTCCCTACGATACGGCCAATGACTTTTCCCTTGTTGTACTTGAGGTTTTTACTGAGCACAACAGCATATGTATTCAATTGATTTGCACTGAATCTTGCTGGATTGAAATCAAAAGGATGCATAACACGTATAAATTGCAACATGGCTGTGCGATGGGTGTTCATGCTCCTAACAAGATTCCCTCGCATAGCTTCGTGTGCATTAAAAAGCCGAACAAACTCTTTCATGTTGACAGTCTTTGGGACATTTCTCGGAAGAGCCCGAATTCTGTTACGGAGCGTGGCTTGGGCTGGATTTAGGTTACCTCCAGTAAACAAAGTTGCGCGATGTGCAGGAATACGACGCAGTCGCATAAGTTGGATCCCGACGTTCGTGCCCAGATTTACGAACTTTTTACGCAAAGCGTTAAATTCATTCTTGGTTCGCTGGTAATTTCGGTAACGTGTCAACACAGCTGCTGAACGTTCACGATTCTGTCGACGCTCTCTGACATTCGCAAGTAAGTTACCAAAGGCTTCGTTCACGCCTTTGTTACGTAGAAAGTTCACCTGAGCCGCAGTCAACATACTTGTACGTAAGAAAAAAATGTCCATCAAGAGTAATGCCAACCATTATTCGTCGTGCGTACACTTTCCGCCGCAAGTCAAGAACGGTCCGTGTTCCAGCGAGTGCGAATCACCGCGCTTACACGCGTCGCATTTCAGGCGGCACAGTCCGCGTCAGGTCTTCTCGCATCGTCAACCGTGGCCTTCCAGGCAAGGGTCCGTATGTACTTCCACCCCTGTCACCGGGCAAGCTCTACGGGTACACAGTGTCTGCCAACGTACCGAATCGTTACAAGTCGCTGACATTTGCAATGAAGACCAACTCACCTCTGGCAGTGTTCCGTCGCCTACAGATTCTGGCACGTTATCTGAAGCGTACGTCACCAACGGCACACAGCACGGTCCTCAAGAACGCTGCATGGGTACGCACGAAGTTTTAAGGTCTCTTTCACGAGACCGCCCGCGCAGCGACTCGTTCTAAAGTTTGAATCCTATTCGTAGATATGGACGTTTCTACAATTCTGACTTGCCCGTGTCGCCCCAACTTTACATATAAAAACTTGGCTCAGCACAAAAAAACCAAAATGCACCTGGCGTGGGAAACATCCATAGAGGTGAAGGATGTTCGTGTTCAGTCGAAACATTTTGAGAATGAAATCGAACGTCTCAAGAACAGACTCGAACACAAAGAACATATTGAGATTGAACTCCTGAACAGAATTCGACAACTTGAATCGGACATCGAATATTGGAAAAAGACTTACGATGTATGAATTTTCTCATGGGACTAGGCGTACATGGCACGAGCCTGGTTCCGTGTAATGTTAGATCGGCCACCGGAACGGACGTGCCAGTACACAAATCCCTTCCATTTTGCGGGAGTTGGATCCTGTGCAAATGTCCACCGGGCCCGGGATGCTCGTTGACGAGGTGTCATACGCGATAGTGTGATCGCTTCTTGTTTGTTGTTCCAGAGTTGATTTGAAAGACGACCCGTCTTACCTCGTAGCCGACCGCGCCCAGGGACGCGTCCCTCGATATGTTTCATAATGGCTAGGCGCGCACGGACGAGACGACGCATGATAGTGTCGAGCCGCGCGCGACGCCGGGCAGACGCGACTCGCGCGGCGTTGCGTGCCACGTCAGATGCCGGTGTTTGTCTTATGATCCGACGGGTCATATTGAACGGAAGCGTCTTGACAAGATTCGCAAGTTCGTTTGCGTGAATGTTACGGGCGATGCTTTTCGCCGCAGAGTTCTGAAGAGAGGGTGACATACTATCTCTTGAGACATTTTTTCTCACACCCTAGTAACAAATGAAACGCTCCACGATCATTCTTGTTCTTCTGCTTGTCCTCGCCATCCTTGCGTTCAGCCGCGCCGGCGCTCGTCGTGTCCCAGGTCAGACGACCCAGTCCGAGCAGCGTCAGATTCGCGGTATGTCAGTTATAGTCGATGATCTCTAAAACTCTATGATGGAGCAGTTGAAAGACAAATGGGACACCGTGATGAATAACCCGGTGTTTCGTCGAAAGTTTACAGGCTGCCGCGGTGACTATGATATATCAACATGTCGCCGAATTATTCATCCAAAAGGGACACTGTATACTCCCGTTTCAGATGAAGAAGGTCATTTTATGGCGTATGAATTCATTGGATCTGGTGTTATACGCGTTTTCGACCCCGCACACCCAACAAACCGGTACAGTGGACATCTCGACCGTGAACTCATTTCAAAATTGTCAGGAAGACGAGTCGTTGTATGTCGCGATCATCCTCAGAAACACGAAGAAGACACATTCTGTGCGACATGGACACTTGCATGGCTTCGACCAGACTTGAGACATCTCACTATTTCTTCTTCCCAGCCAAAATAATCAACATGAGGCCAATAACGAGCGCGATCATCGCCCCCCACACAACCTTTTGATTCTCCTTTTCAAAAGGGACGGGCGGTGGTAAACTGACAGGACGTTCGACTTCATCTGGTACGTGTACCGTATGAAGTCGTAGCGTGAATGAATTGACATCGAGTCCATGAAAATCCAAAGGAACGCCATCCCGGTTGAGCCATTTAATCGTGAGTCTGTCGAGTGAATCGAGACGCGAAGGGAATGTGACATTCACGTTGTAGTCACCAGCCTCTTTGAACGATTTGATTCCACCGGAAGGTACGTCCATAGGTATAATGGCAAACGAACGTGCAGATGTGTTGCTCGTTGTCGTGTAGACACCCTGTGGGTTGAGAACCAATTTCCGTGCATCGGTCGTGAACGGCGTCCGAAACTCTTCGATGTCGAGCCAGACGTAATCATTCATTTCGAGACTCACGATGTTGCTCGACACAACGTAGGCATTTGCCTCTGGGTAAATACCATGGTACACAGCGTTTGTGTCAATTGGACTTGACAGTGTCGTACCAAGTGATAGACCGAGGATTTCTGCAATTTCCTGCGTCAAAGTCGTCACTGCTGTCAAATTTCCAGTGAATATGAATTTGCCTTCAGCCTCCAGGTAACTTATAGCGACGTTCGAAACTTGTTCACTATTGTTGAACGTGTCAACAATCGAACACGTTGAGTAAAATCCAGGGTTCAGAGCCACATTTGATGTATTCACGATGAGAACATTAGAACTCGTCGTGAGGTTGTACATCGTGTTTGGAATTTTGGCGGAGATGAGGTCCACTTGGCTCACGTTATGTACGGGCGACTGAAGAAACAGTGTGTATGAGTTCCCTGACGGGTACAGCTTGACATCTCTCTGTCTGGAATCGACATACAGGGTCGTCTCCATCTACCTAAAAGCAACATTAAATAAACTGTCCAATGGACAGTGCCACGAAGACTTCCCACCTGCGGCGGGAAGGACTTAAAAGCAACATTAAAAGAAATGGTAGGAATGGAGTATTGGTTCGACCGTGTTCGTGTCAACAATGGCCCGACTGACGTGACGGTCGTGCCTGTGAGTTTTGTAACGACAGAGCATGCAGACCAGCTCAAACGTATTATTGCACCCGAGGATGAGATTGTAGATGGTGAGGAGGCGGCAAAGCACGACTGGGTCTTTGAACTCAAGCCCGGTGACGTTTTTCCGGTACAGATCATCGCATCGATTCAGGCGACGCTCGATGCGTCCAAGTTTGACGGTATGATGTTTCCGGTCGTGTACCGTGGAAGTCCCGTCTTCGAGAAGCGTTTTTACAAGCGTTCGGGATCCGAGAATGTCCAGCAGGCAAATATGCCTATTTTTAACCTAAACCATCCGCCTGCTGTTTCAGCAGTATGAAGGAACACGTTCGAGCGGTGGCGATCCGGGTCTGGCAATCCCTCGGACCTGGGTTTTCAGAGCGCGTATACCACAATGCCATGGAGGTGGGTCTACGCAAAATCGGAGTTCCGTATCAGACCGAGCGAATCGTTCCAATCATGTTTGATGAACATGCGATTGGAAACATTCGTGCCGACCTCATCGTGGACTCACGTATAATCGTTGAACTGAAATCTGTCAAAACCCTAAAAGATGAACACCGTGTTCAGACGCGCATGTATATGAAGTTGCTGGGTCTGACTGAAGGTGTCCTGATTAACTTTCCCAACTCGGGAAGTGACCTTGAGGTTGAAGACATTACATTATGGAGTAATAACGCGCCTGAGGCAAAGAGTAGCCATTCTTCACGAGACGTCTAAACTTTGCTTCAATGTTGTTTGCAGTCTTTTTAGCTTTGGTTTTCGGTTTCGGTTTCGGTTTCGGTTTCAGACCCAAAAAATTTGCAATACGTTTCATCATTTAAAACCAGTAGACATTTTAAAATCAAATGTTCGCACCAGAGATGAAGAAGGCGGTGTATGTCGTGGTGAAAGACACCAACTCGAAAACATCGACACGAGTTCTGTCTTTCATGTACTATATGGCCATCAGAACATGCGAGATTATCGATTGGTGGTTTCCGCTTAAGGTGTCAAAAAAATCTCAATAACTTGTATTAATGGCATTGTATCTCGTTCATGTATCAGGGGATATATTTTCGGATGAGAATGTCAATGTGACAAAATGGAACAAATTGCGTACGTCAGATGAATGGTCGGATGCTGAATTTCCAGGTGTCTATTTTTCACTCATTACAAAGGACAACATTCATAAAGAACAGTTATACTCGGGTAAAAAGGTGATGTTTTTTTCCGTGAAACTTCTCGAACAACACAATTGGCATTTGAATATCAAAGACCATAACGGATATGTGAGTGAATACAATACATACTTTCCGTGGAACCTTGATAAAGCAATTGAAAAAATAAAATCTGTAAAAATAGATTCGAACGAAGTTGTTTTCCACGATCCAGTGTCACTCAAATATCTCTGTCAAGTTGTTGCGAAACCAGAAGACTACAAACCCGGTGATAAATTTCTTCCAAACCAACGAATGGAGACTGATGAACCACCGGATTTGTCAAAAAAACCATTCTATGTATATCCATTTGAAGGTGAATATACTGGAATAGATCAGGGTATCAAGAAAAGTTCAAATGATTGGTTCGAAATGATGTGTCAAGTGGCTGGTATTTCAACGTTTGACCAAATGAAAAAACGCGCCAAATACTTGTGGACTCATCGTGACGAACAACATATCGAAATTTTGAAAGAGTATACCATGGGTCACAAGAGTATTAATAAATCGATTACACATACGAGTCTCTAAACTTTTTTCTTTGAAGTCCTGTATCGATCGCAAATTTCGATCTCAGGAAATTCAACTTTACATTCTCCTATTGCTCTACATCGTTGTATAAATGTAATAGGTTCATAACACCCTTTCATGAGATTACAATGAGTACAACACGGAACACAATTATCATGTGAATAATTTTTACTCGAGTCAAGTCTATCTATCCCGTTTAGAACTGTATCTAATTCTAAATAATTACAATAAGTACACGGACCTGTAATACAATTATACGCTTGCTCATCCGTTAGTTCCCAGCTAATATGTCTTAGTTCTGCATTTGTTTTTACTGCTAAAATTTTACCTGAAACACATAGTCTACGTGTGTTGTTTACTTTCTTTTTATACTCTTCTCTATTTGTTTCTAGTTGTTTTTGTACCCACTTCTTTGAGCTTTCTCTTATTCTTGTTTTAACACGTTCAATATTATTTTCTCGCCATTGTTTGATGCGTTCTATAGTTTCGGGTTTTGCCAATTGTTTATTGGCTTTATTTCTACATGTGATACATAAATTACACTCGCGGTTTTTAACATTTAAAAAATTTTCTATAGGTTGAGGTGCCCGGCTACAACTCGAACATTTCTTAAATCCATTTGTCTCTTTGTTATTCAAACTACGTGTATTCGATTTTGTTCTACATTTTAGGCACGTTTTACACTCTTTACCTTTTTCGTTAATAAAAACTTCTATGGGCTGGGGTATACGAATGCAACTCGAACATTTTTTAAAAATCGACATGGCCTGGGGTGGAAGTATATTACACCCGAATATTTTTATTTGGGCTGGTAGTTCAGCAGGTCCCAATAAATTGCCACCCGAGGTCAGCAGTGATTTTCTTCCATATAATGTCGTGTTTGTACAACTTCTCTTTTGATTTGAGCAGCGGAAAGCACGGGAGGTATTCATCCTCACCGAGGAGTTCACAGAATTTGTACAATACGTAGCTGTAACTCAAAAAGTTTTTACGGTTTTCAGGACAATGTTTCTCAAAAGGCTTTTGAATCTGACCAAACATGAGTCGAAGACGGTCTTCCAAGGCTTGAGGCATGGCTGGCGGTTTCACCCCGTTGAGAATCGTTGTGATGTAGGGTGCGTGTTCGTAGTATTTATTCATGTGAATCTTCTTGAGCATTTCGCGAACTTTGCGATGTGTCAAGTCTAATTTGTCTTTAATCCGCTGCTTTTTCACTTCGAGTTGTAGCTGACCGATGAGTTCTTGGGGGACGCTCGTGTACTCTTTTGCCTGAAACTGATTGACCCATTCGTTGAAATGGTTTTCACGCCGATACGAATACACGACGTGGCGTTCCATTTCCTGCTCCTCCTTGAACCCCACCTCTTGACACTGGACATACGCGGTCGTTCCACATCTGAGACATATCATGTCGCTCGTCATGTCGTCGAGTGTATGGTCGAACGAACCACATCCTTTGCATTTGGGTAAGTACCCCGGATCTTTCTTTTGCATGGGCGTAATGTGATTTCCTTCCACGATGGTCATGTACTTTTCGTATACATCCTTCTTCTTTCCTCCGGCAGATTCAAACTCCCTCAATAAAGGGATACAGTCAGCCATGTATTCGTACATCTCCTGTTCGGCAGCCGGATCCCCTTTAGATATTCTTTTTTGGAACTCAGTAAGGCGCTCTTGGTAGCGTCCTTCCATTCTAAATAATATATCGTTTTCTTTTAGTTAATGTGGGTCCTAAATCTCATCGAACAATGTAGACCCAAGAATTTTCAAGTTCATCAAATGTTCAGACACGACGGTGATGAATTGATACCAGTTGAAAAATTCAATCCAGGTGAACACGGACACATCGATTATTACTTTGGGGGTCAGATATACACACACATAGGACACTGGCCCATTCAGAACATCGTGCCTCGTTTTTCAGTTCCGGTACACAGTGCCATTTTCATCAACGACGAAGATTTAAAACCAATAGTCTGTACCGAGATTGTCAGGCGACACGCAGGTCCGACGCAATCCCCAGTATCTTTTGATGTGTACGCCCCTCGTCCACGCGTGACAATCTCATTCTCAGGAGGGTTGAAAATCTCCTTGGGAATCAAATGGATTCTCGTTAAAAAAGTTTCCGGCAGAATTCAGATTCAAAACGTCCTCGGGCAGGTGACGTGCATGGATGTCTAGTGCCACTGCATCATCATTTTACCCCAAATCTCATCAATTTTCTCACGCTCTACAGAATACAACGGAAGGCTGTTCCGGACTCGTATAATTTCGGATTGTATGTTCCATGCCGTTTCCGCGTCGTCATTCGCGAGAAGCTTGTTCATCTTGTCAATCAATTGAGAGGCTTCGTTTTCCATTGATTACATTGGACTCGCTACGTTTAAGTCACTCCGCCTTTGGTGCCAGGTAAAACTTGAGTTCACCCAGGTTTGCAACCGTGTACCTGAACACGATGGGCATGTTATCGTCATCATCGTGCTGCATAAGCTGGACGCTCGAGCACAGGCTCGTCGCCCGGGTGAACATGTTGATGTACTTGAGCGAAAACACATTCCCGAGAGCCTTGTCCTTTCCGGGCTCGACACACTCGAGGATAGTCTTTTGGTTTGCAAATCCACCCTCACACTCGAGTTCGAGTGTCTTCTTCTTACGCGTGATTCGAATATCCTGAGCCAAGTTATTCATATCACGCGTCACGCGCTGGAAATCAACACTCGGGATGGTAGTCAGGACGTTCATCTCAATCTCAGGCACGGATAACATGTCGTCGTTGATATCCAGGAGCTTAAACTCGAACGACGTTGACGACTTTTTTGCTGAATTCTCAATGTGAATGTGGAGAAGATACGAATCATCAATTGCCATGCTCAGTGTATCCGTATTGGATACTGACTTGAGGAGCTTGTACGTGTTTGACACGTTGAGACCAGCGGTATGTTCCCCTTCACAATGGTACTCTTCAAAGTTTTCCGCCGGCATGACGAGGTGGACGAGCGTCACGCGCGCCGTGTCGAGCGTGACGACGATGAGACCTTCTGGGCGGAACACGAGGTTAACATCGTTGATGATATCCTTGAGAACCTCAAAGACGGTGCGAAAAGCACTCGCCTGAATCGTCTTGAGACGAACCATATCCAAAGAACGCAGACTCACTTTATACCCTTCTGGTATGCGTCAGAAACCTTTCTGTTGACCTTTTCCTCGAGCTCACGTGTCATAGGAGGTGCCAACGGCATGTTGAAGTGTTCAATGTCGAAAAAGTTCCCTGCATCATTTCCGTCCGTATCATCGAGAGTTGCACCTGAAAGCACCGTCTGGTCAAACTCTTCAACGCGCTCCTCGGGCTTCATCGACTCGATCCATTTACGAACGTCATTTCCGACGAGCAGATGACCGTCGTTCGTCACCAGGGTGGGCACGCGCGTGATTTGTCTCGACGGAACCCCCTGAGTCGACACGTTATGAAAACGAATCATGTGGATGAGCGCTGGGTTCTCTCGAATCTCCTGGATAACCTGAGAACAGTATGGACACTTGTCGCTGTAGACCAAAGTGGCCATGACCTACTACTGTGTAACTTTTTGTACCCAGGGAGACGACGCAGCGGCCTTTCCACGGAAAGGACTTTTTTCTCATCTGTTAGTAATATGAAGGACATTGTCGTATTCCTCCTTCTGGCAATTTTGGGATTTCTGCTGTGGAACCGCGGAGTGTTTATGAACGGCGAGGGTTTTGTGAACGTCAGTGCCGAACGTCCAGTTGAACCAGCGACGATCCAGACCATCATCAATGCCATTCAGGCCAAGAACCCCGACGTGTACCCGGTTCAGACCATCTACATCAACTCGATGCAGGGTGATCAGGGGTCGGCTATGTACGATGCCCGCATCATGTTCGTCAACACACGTGGTTATTTTGGTGTCCAGTATGACATCAAGGCGGATGGCGACGGCAACATCCTCGAACTGTCTGAGCAGCCCCAGCCCGGCATCGGCGCAGCTGATGTCTTTGAGCCGTTCGGTCCCAGCGATTCATACACCACGTTCGAAGACACGCAGGTTGTCCTGGACAAACAGTTTGCTGACCTGAAGACCCAGGTTCCCGGCTACCAGGGGAAGCTCGACATTTGGCTGGAGCATATGCGTCAGTCGGAGAGAGACAATGCCAACGCTGCGGCAATGAATGGCACAGTTGTTTCTAGACGTTAATTAGGAATGATATCAGCACAAAATCTTGCTGAGAGAGAGCACAAAAGACTTGAGGTTCGCAAGGCGACCTACAAAGCCATTCTCGAACAGCTCTGTCGCAAAATCAAATCTGCGTCAGAACTTGGAGAACGTTCTTTATTTTTGACAATTCCGCCATTTACCATTGGGTACCCTGCGTACGACATTGAAAATACAACTGTGTACATTCAGCGTCAGTTGGGACGGCTGGGCTACAAGGTGATCAAGGTGGCACATGGCACGTTGGGTGTCAGCTGGGGCGACACGAAACCAAAGGGACCAGTCATCATTGATCACTCTGTTGAAGAAGAATCGACGAGAAGCATTTCACTCCCGTCGCTCGCGAATTTACAGAAGACGGCTGCGAAATTGCGTGGAAAAAAGTAGTTATTTTGACTTTGACATCGCGGCTGCACCAGCAATTCCTATAGGAATAACAATAAGTATCCATAGCCAATTCATAGACGAATCGGACTCCTCTGGTGCCGCTGGTGCCGCTGGTGCCGCTGGTGCCGCTGGTGCCGCTGGTGCCGCTGGTGCCGCTGGTGGTACTGACGGCACGGTCACATTTTGAGTGAGCGAGTCGACACTGACACCCGTATCAACTGGAAGTGTCGGAAGTGTCACACCGTTTATTAGATTTTCTAAACCAGTGACTCGAAAAGTCGGAAAAGTGACCCCATCGAGCAAATTTTGTGTTGCACTGAGATCCATTACTATTTATCAGGAATTAATAACGACGTTGGTGATTTCACCTGATCCAGAATCTTGGACTGCCTGAGCGTTACTTATGTTTGTTGCGAGTTTAGTTGCAGATGTTGTAACCTGCTCCGTAAACTTTTGTTTATCGGCTGCAGAAACACCTGCCCATCCCTCTGTAAGTTTTGTACCGACTGCAGACATGATTGTACCCACGAAGTTTGTCTGCCAAATCTGCTTGAGGTCGTCTGGGAGTCCTTTGAACTCTGCCAGGTCCATGATGCCGAGCGGGCTGGATGCTGTGTACATCTCACGAATCACAAACAGTTTGATGAACATCACGGCGACGAGGATCCAGAGGGCGACGCGTTCATAGTCGATATGCATTATATATAGACTGATGAAAAAAGTGCGCGAGTCTTGCACAAAAAAATAAACCCGCTAACATCAATGGATTCGACTGCTATCCTGGTCGAGGCCGAACGCAAGTTTATGATCAAGCTGTGTAACGCCATGACTCCCGTGATGATTGACGCCTTTTACGAAATGTACAAAAAGGCGATCGAGGTGTCCAAGGGTCGTCAGACGCTCATTCACTACCAGACGCTTCTCCAGGAGGTGCCTCACTGGAACAACACGATCGGGAAGCAGCACGCGGACGCCATCATCAAGTCCTGTTCTATGTTTCCCAACTTGCTCGCGGCAGTGTTTGTCATTTCAGTCAAGATCATGTCCGCCGTGCGTATTTCATCAGACTCTAAAAAGATTAACATCAAGCTGCCATCCAATGACGTGTTCGTGCACTCGTGCTACATCGCCGCAGCCAAGAGTCTGTATGAGGATCCGTACGTAGTCGTGGACAAAATGTCCGACCAGGACCGTCGTATCAAGATGGGCGCGCGATTCACCGAACTTATCAAGGAGGTGGTTGATGATTTTATTCCGGTACAACAGATCCTTGATACATACATTCCCAACTTTACAGGTGACCTCGACATGGGTGGTAACAACGAAGACCCCACAGACCCCGCCGACCCAGAGATGACTGGCGAGGAAGAAGAGGCGACACCGGTTGCAACGCCGTTGCCCGATGCGCCAGAGGCGGGGACGCCAGCACCGGAGGCGGGGACGCCAGCACCGGAGGCGGGGACGCCAGCACCGGAGGCGGGGACGCCAGAACCAGGAACTCCGGCAGCGCCAGAAGATGTAAAGCAGGTTCCAGTCAAGGTTCACCACGAGACGTTGTTCGACGACGCGCCCGATAAGTAAATTTCTGAGCGAGTAGTAATGGACAATCTGGACAAGGTGTTTTGGGCCGCCGTGATCCTCGTAGGAATATGGGCAGCTGTGACACCTGGTAATCAGCTCTCCCCCATTCCAGAGGAGTATAACCGTTACAGAATCGCTACTTACATCCCATGGTACGTGTTCGTTGTGTTTTTCTTTGTATTTGCTTACGCGCTCTTTGTAAAAAAATCTTAATCAATAGTAGATGGCTGATCACTATTTCCGTGAGCCTATGAGCGCTGCTCTGATTGCAGCCGCAGCGACGGTTGCTTACATCCACATTCGCGCATCACTGAACAACGAAAAGGCGCTCCCCAATTCTGCGTACTTCAAGCCAGCATTCCTCGTCGGTTTGCTCGTGTACATCATCGTTCATCAGGGGAGCGGACACCAAGAAACGATTTCAACCACGCCTTTTAGGGCCTGAAAATCCAACAGGTTTACCTGTTGTTCAACGGCGGATGACAAGTCGCTTCGCGACTTGGACTTTGGCTTAAAGTAAACACTGTATAGTTTCTCAATGGCGACCACGACTAACGCTTTCAACGACATGATGCAGCAGTTTCTTGACGAGCTTGTTCTCACATTTCCCAATGAGAAGAAGCTGGTAAAGTACCAGAACACGTTTGTGCTTCTGCGTAAGGCGAATCAGAAGAAGCCTATGAAGGAGTTTATGGAGTCTGTAGGTCCTTTTGCAAACCACCTGATGCAGAAGGATGAGGAGTTTTTCCAGACGCATGCTTCAGAGGTTCCGTTTCTGAACGATCTGGACATTCCTCGTCTGTGGAACTCGGAACTGTCCGAGGCGACGAAGAATGCCATCTGGCAGTATCTTCAGACGCTGTACATTCTCGGTACGACCATCTCGGCTCTTCCAGCTGAGACCCTTAACATGATCGAGTCTGTGGCGCAGAAGTGTGCCAGCCAGCTCCAGGATACAGCAACCGGTCCCGACGGTACCATCGACGAGGCGGCTCTGATGAACAGCATGAATGGCCTGATGTCATCTCTGCTCAAGGGTGGTAAGGGTGGTCCTCTGATTTGAAAAAGTAAGTCCAGCCGGCGTCCAAGGCCCCTTGGACTAAAAATCTCTGTATAAAATAGACGATGACGATTGACCTGCGTGACCTTATTGCGAAAGAACAATTGCTCGATTTTTGGCCCACTGGTCGTCAGACGGCGGAACAGCGAGTTCTCGCAACGACGCGTTTCATCGTATACGCCGTCGTGCTCACTTATCTCATTCGCCGCGATGCGCGCATTGTTGCTCTAGGTGCCCTTGTCATTGCTGCTCTTTATGTACTTTACAACATGAACATGATTCCAGACGGTAAGCGTGTAGTGTCGACGGGTCCAAAGGCGATGAGCGGTATGCGTATGCCCACGCGCGACAATCCCATGGCAAATTATCTGCTCGGCGACGACCCGAGCATCGCGCAGCAGGCTCCATGGTACCCGACAATGAAGGAAGAGGTTCAGAATGAATGGAAGTCGATCCATCCATTTGAGCGTAAGCGTGACGCCGAACGCAATTTCTACACGACGGCTGTATCAACTTGGCCCAATGACCAGGCGGCATTTACAAATGCTGCGTTCGGGAAACCGTTTGCCCCCATGTGCCGCGATGACCCAGCATCATGCAACCCCGACGGTCCATATGCTCGTGGACCAGAGCGTGTCCAGCTCCGTGGTGGCAACGGACGGTAGACAGCGGGCGTTGCCCGTTGGATAAATAATCTCACCTACAATTAATATGCCGAGCAGCGTGCTTCAGCCCGGACTCCTCATGGTTGAGGATGGAATGTACTTTGGTCCCAAAAACACCAACTACGAGGTTATGGTCATGACGGACGACGCTCTGCGTTCCCAGATGACGTCCCGCAATAACAAGTACTACGCTGACAAGCCATATGACTTCCCAGAGCTGTACATTGAAAAGCCAGTGAACAAGTTCATGACATGGGACCCGACGAGCACGTACGCAACGTACCAGTCAATGTCATACGCGAAGCGTTACCCCACAGACAAGCAGTAAAGTCCTTTCCACCGCAGGTGGAAAGTCCGCCGGGAAACTGGACAACGGGCTCCTGGCGGAGCCCGTTGGATAAAAAATAGCATCTAACTAATAGATGGACCCTTTCAGTCTTGCCGCCGTTGTCGGTCTGGTTTTTGCCGGAAAGAAACTCAGCGACGTCAAGGAGGAGCAGGCAGTGATGTCTTCGCAGCAGCCAGACCAAATTACAAAGTTTGATCTCGTTCAGTACAATTATCCTCAGAATGTGGACAACGGACTCGACCCGTTGAATACTGAGCCCAACACAGGACGTGGGTTTTCAGACGGGTTCCGTCTTCCACCAAAGGATATAGCTCCGAGCTTTGCAGACGTTGTACCGAACGGAACTCGTTTCCCGTTCGGTCAGCCCGTGTACCAGACGGACGGAAGCCGCGAGCCAGTCTCGAACAAGATGAACAATGTAACACCCGCAGACAAGAAGTACGTCGGGCGCGGTCTCGGTCTGTCAGCAGACACACCTGCATCGGGTGGTTTCCAGCAGTTTTTCCGCATTCTGCCCAACAACATGAACGAGGAGCGCCTGACGACTCTGTCCGGTACATGGGGCGGCCCAGCCAATCCCGTCATCAAAAACGGCGGGACGACACTGGGTGCCATTTCCCACCCGGCCAAGCTGTCCAAAACGACTGCAAACTATCAACCTATGCAGACGCGCGGTCAGGGGCAGGGTGGTGCCATCACGGCACCAGAGGGTCGTCCGGATTTCCAGAAGACACGTCGGACGACGAACCGCCAGGAGACGGGGCTTCGCGCAGATGGTCTCGAACTGGGCCCTGGACAGTACATGGTCGCCGAGGCGTACGGTTCTGCGTACAACGACCCGATGCGTTGGTCGAAGAACCGCGTCAACCCCGACCGTGCAGGAAACGGCGGGCGCATGAACGTGCGCGCCGACCCAGTGGGTGCCGGGGGTGCCAACACAACCACGCGTCTCGAGGCGGGTGCGCTCCCAGTTCGTCCAGCTGATGCAAGCCGTGGGTCTCGCTACCTTCCAAATCAGTACGATCGACTCAATGTGTTCAAGGGTCAGAAGGATTTCCGCTCAACATCAAACAATCAGGGGCTGGGTCTGGCAAACAACGTGCTCAAGGGCAACCCATTTGCACACTCGTTCAGCGTCAAGGCTGAAACCGGGACCCCACTCATCCAGCCTGTAAATTAACTTCAGTAACACTAAAGATGCAAATCTGGAAGTGGCTCCTTATGCTCGGACTTTTGTTTTTGATTACATATAATCCATCCAGGGGAGGTGGACCCAAGCTTGTGAATTACTTTATAGACGAATCTTCATCGGGTGACACTACGTCTTCTTGATGTGTATGTTTTAAAAGTACCCTGTCTTCTTGTTCGAAGCGCATTCATCCTTCTAAGTTGTGAAGTACGCCCAGTAGTATTTGTCGCCGGGGTACCGAGCTGAGGTCCTCCACGTACCGATGTAGTGTTTTGTGCCATGCGGTTCTCAAGATTCGAACTATTTTGCCCGGGTGTTCCTCGGCACGCCACAACAAAATATATACCTCTTCCGTGTTGAAGTACAAGGTTTTTCACTGTTGTAATTTCACCTCGATTCGTCGGGGAAGAGAATATTCTAGATGTTTTTGTAACTCCGCACATTCGACCAAACAACCTCGATTTTATGTATTTAGGAATGTTTGCTGTTAATGGACTATTGTCAAATAATTCAAGATGTACATTTGGCATCATATCATTCGGTCCATGAATTTGCAATTTCCACGACGACGGGAGTAACAGAAGTGAAGGAAGTTTACCAGGGGGAATTTGATCGAGTGCTAATTTACGAGTTACTTCTGTTCTTTGTAGAATTTGTTCTCTGAAAATTTTATGCGTAAAAGGATAGAAATTCAATAAATGACCCGGTCTAGACAAAAAAACAACCCATGTACCAGGCGGAACGCGTGTATCTGTATTTTGAGCTTGTCCGTGTCCTACAATCCAACGAAAATGCGGAGCTTTGCTCGCAACATGCCTAAATAATTCGTATTCAGACATTGCTATACGCAATGGTGTTGCACGCTTAAATGGTGTTCTACGGACTCCAAGGGCGCTACGAATACGAACACTAAGGGTCCTTGGGGTTCGTGGAACACTTCGCGCTGAGGTCATTAGAATAAGTCAATATTTTTTTAATGAGGTAAAGTTGATTATTTATTTTAGGAGTGACTCAGTAGAAGGGAATGACTTCCCCACAAGAGCAGCCATGTCGGGAGAGGCACAAAAGTATAGCGATTCCTGTGACGACGATCAACAATAAGCAGTACATGCTTATTGTTCATGACCGCAGGTACCAGGAGTGGACGTTCGTCACAGGTGGGTGTCGACGTCGCGAGGTTATTAACCCCCTTCGATGTGCCGTCCGTGAACTCGAGGAGGAGACTCGAGGAACTATCAACCTGAAACGCGGTGCGTATTCATATTTTCAGTTTGCAACCAAGTACAAAGGTCCAGGAGATTCAGAGGCTGACATAGAAGATGATGTCACTAGCATTTACCACGTCTACGTAATCGATTTGCCAATGACGGCGCATGAACATACGTATATCGTTCGTCGATTCAACGAGGAGAAATCCAAGATGGAGAATCGCCAAACGTATTTTCGTAAAAACTATGATGAAAACGACAAGGTGGAATTTGACACACTCGAAGGAATCACGGGACGTGATAACCTATGGGACATGATAAGGACCCACGTCATCACAAACCCAGATTTTCACGAAGCTCTTTCCTCGACCCAGCGTACAAACTTTTATTTCAGGAGTTGAAAGGTCAGCGTCAGAATACACGTGTGAAAATATTGACAACCATCAGAACATGACAAAGTCAAAGCGTATGTTTGCAGAGATGCTCGTCCAGGCGCGAGGGTACGGTGACGTCGACGAAATTGCAAAGACAATGTCACTCGTCGACATCATTTACGAAATGAAAAAGGAGGAGGTGAAGAAGGAGGATCCACCCGAGGCCCCGCCGCCCGTTGTGGAATTGAAGAAAGAGGCTCCGTCGAAGGAGGCGCAGCCTCCTTCTCCGCCCGTCGCAGAAGAGGAGGAAGAGCCCATCGTCATCATGAAAATTAAGGATTTCTGGAGTCGCTTGACACACGATTCGGACACAGACTAAAAAGAACACACGTCAATAACAGTATGGAGAAATGGACGACTGACAAGGGTCCAGGGACACACGTCCTCATGGATGGTGGAATCCTTCAAGTTCCTTTTGAACAACTTGAAGAATTTTACGTAGAGAGTGTACACGCAGTACGCACGGGCAAGAAACTGTACGTGGTCGAGCAAAAGACGGATGTGTTCAAGTTTTTCGTCGATCTTGACTACAAGGGTCCAGAGGCACTTCCAGATGACGTCATACTCAACCTTGTCGAGGTGATGCATTCCGTAGTCCAAAAAGGCAGGTGTCTCATTGCACGTGCCGAACCTCGTGACGTGGACAATCAGGTGAAAACGGGTGTTCACATTCACTGGCCTGATGTTTTCGTGACCAAGTCAGAAGCGCTCGCTTTGAGAACTCGGATTCTGCTCGAACTCCCTGATGACCCTGAATGGAGTCAACGTATAGACGCGAGTGTTTACGGAGGCTCGGGACTTCGAATGCTCTGGTCACACAAACGGGACCGCGGGTCTGTGGATTCCGGTCCGTATACACCGTGGCGTGACCTCGACGGAAACGTTTTTGAATCAACCCCTTCAGCTGAAATTCTTAAGCTCTTTGCACTTCGAACAAATGAAGTGTCCCGGGAAACGGTCAACATCGACATCACATGTGCACCCCTGGAGCGTTACATACGCAAGTACCTTAAGGGTCAGGAACTTGCAAACGTTCGACGTGTCATGCGAAAAGGTAATGATAAAATCATAGTCCAAACTGACTCCAAGTATTGTGAACGGATCCAGGGCGTACACAAGTCGAATCACGTCTGGTTTGGTATTTCACGGGGACGTATTTGTCAATTGTGTCACGACGATGACTGCAAAGCCCAAAAGTTTGTCGGACGGGAACATATTCTTTCTCCGAGTATAGTAGACGAATTACATAGCAATGTTGCTGTGGATAATTCTACTTATGTGTCTATTTGTGATTTTGTTCCCGACTTTTGGTGGCAAGAAGAATCGGTTCCTCAGAGAGGTGCATCCGTACTCGGGTCTGGACCCTCAAACATGGGAGCTGCTTCAAAGTCATCTGTCGGAGTTCGAAAATCAAAAGGCAAGCCTGGAAAAAAGAGCAAATGGTCTATACCTAGCGATTGAAGATGTTCGTAACCTCGCCTTGTTCATCCGTCGCGCAGACGACCACGAACACCAGGAAAAGCTCGAATCCATTGCTGTTCAGATGGGTGTGGAGGGTGAAACGACGCTATTTGAACTCGCAAACAAGAATGGCTTGTATTTCTTTCCAAAGTACTTAAACGATTTAGCCCCTGAGGATACAGAGCCTGATGTCAACCACACTGGCGCAGCCGTCGGCGAACACTTCCCAGACCCCAGAAGTCACGGGCAATAAGCCAGCGACGCGTACGCGTTCAGGTCGTGCTGTCAAGGCACCCGAGCGTTACACACCTCAGGAGGTGTGCGACGATGACTACGCCGATGAAGATTACGACTCGGACGAGTCTTCTATTAAGTCATCTGAGTTATCCTATGATACGGAGGATATCTCAAGTGAGAGTGATGCGGACGAGGAGGGGAACCTCGCTGGTTTTGTAGTCGAAGATAAAAGTAGCAGTGACTCTGAAAGTAATGGATCGGATGTTCGATCCGAGTCCAGCGAGACCGATGTTTCCAGTCGCAGAGTCGAACGACCAGCAGCAGCAGCTCGTGGACGAGGTCGAGGCCGAGGAGCACCATCAGCAGCACGACGCACGCTCGTACTATGATCCGGGTCCCCGTGTTTTCCATGCTCAGAATCAGTCAATTGATATGCTTGATAAAATTTCAAAAGAAACTCTAATCATTGTATTTGCTGCGTTTTTCATTGGGCTGCTACTGGGGAAGTCATTGACTCCGGTGATTCTGAAGCACTAATTCCGGGTTGATCACCCAAAAAGGGAATAGTCGGAGATGTCAGGGCTGGTATGTACTGACCAGAATCTGGCATCATCATTATTGGACTACCCTTGATATCAACACCAACTACAGGTACCAGGTTGGATGTCATGGTAGGTACAGGAGGAAGCATGTCGCCTTCGGTTGAAACGTTGCTTTCCATCCCATACGCGTACATTCTTGCCGACCCTCCATCAGACTCGTGTGGTACGAAATCACCGTATATCACGTTTGATGAAGGATCGCCCTGAATAAAGTTTAAAATGGGATTTCCAGACTGAATCTGAAAATCCATACCCGCCATGTCTTTATATACATCAGTCTGATTGTCAATCTGGACGACGTTGCTCGTCGAATCTACGTACGGGAGGTTGTTTGATGTAGTCACCGTGTTGCCGACATCTTCCGTAAACGGGGGTTGTGTATTTTCATCACGCGGAGGAGCATACCCCTCTCTGCGTGCTGAAAGAAGCACCAGAATCAATACAAGTACCGCGAGCGCTACCCACAATGACCAGTGTACCTTCATCTATTCATTGTTTATGTTTTTTTTGGGGAGACGGACAAGGGGAGCGTTGCTCCCCTTGGACTCGGGACTCAACCAAGCAGTCCTGCAGCCGCACTGCCTGCGCCGGTGGGCTGCGATGCCGGACCGGCGTCAATCTGTACTGCCGGCGCCTTGGAACGCTCCTCCTCCTGCTGTACGCGACGACGCTCAATCTCATCTGAGATGCGGTCATCTGCAATCTTCACCAGGTCAGGCATATCCTTGTCTGGGTACTCCTTCTTCAGGTCATCAATGAGCTCCGCTGGGTGAGGAATGGGTGGTACGTCGGGGCGAGAGTAGTACTTGGAATTCTCGTCTCCGGGCTCGATAAATGGCGTATCCGACCCCTCGATGGGCTTGGCCGTCATGTCACGCTTGCGTTTCTCAAACATAGCCGCCGCCTGACGCTGGTTGTCGCGGTACTTGCTCATAATCTCCTCGAGCTTATCATTCTGATAGTGGACATTGTCAATCTGGAGACGGTCCGGGGGAATCAGCAGCCACTTGTACATGTCGACGACGTAAATGTCTACGAGCGCATCCTCCTTCTGAAGACGCTTGGCGTGACTCTCAGCCTCATCCTTGGTGGAGAAGCACCCGCGGATCTTCAGACCCACCTGCTCATTCTTCTGAGGCATATCCGGACCGACGATGGAAATCAGCGCAAAAACCTGTCCTGGCACCGTCAGGTAATCCTGCTCGAGAGAACCCATTTAAAACTACAGGACGCCACTCTTTTAAGTAATGGAGCAACTCCGTAAACGCCACAACCAGGCGAAGCGTGACATGATCAATCACTGGGTCCGCCCAGATTCATACATTCTCGATTGTGGGTGCGGTCGTGGAGGTGATTGGCACAAATGGAAGGCTGTGCGTGCTCGGGTCGCTGCCATTGATCCAGACGGGAAATCCCTCCAGGAAGCAGAAGAGCGGGCATTCGACATCGGCCTTGGCGTGTGGTTTTTGGGTGCCGGTGACATTCGCCAGGCGGCGTTTGCAGGTCCGTTTGACGTGGTGTGCTACAACTTTTCAATCCAGTACATTTTCGGTGAACACTTTGAACAAAGCATCAAGGCTATCAAACTCGCAGTCAAGCCAGGAGGATACCTCATCGGCATCACACCCGAAAAAAGTATGATTGAAAATGCCAAGAGTCCAGACTCACTCGGAAATGTGTTTGAGGTTCACGGTGACAAGGTGCTCATGAGTTTGACGGATGGCCCGTTTTACGCAGACGGACCCAAGTACGAACCGTTGTTGGACGGAAACATCCTTCGTCAGGTGCTCGAACCCGAGTTTCGATGCGTCGCGTGGGGACCTATCACTCCAGAACCGACGGGTCTCGTCACCGACATTTATGCACAGTTTGTTTTTCTACGCTTAGATCAGTAGATGGCGTCCAGTGTGATACAGACAGGACTGCTCATCGTGACCCTCGCGGTTGCAGCATGGAGTAGTCGTCGTGAGGCACCACTCATGACTGATATTCGCCAGCGCTATGACGTGCTGCTGAATCACCTCAAAAGCACAGAGGTTGTCGACCCGAGGTTCGCTCGCCTCAGGAAACGGTGTATCCTCACTGGTATTCATGGGTCTCGGATGAACCGGGGTACCATAGGCTATAACGTGAATAAAGGGTATGAAATTTACATCTGCCTGGACAAGGATGATATAAACTCGGCTATGAATGTACTTATTCACGAACTGGCTCACGTCACAGTCGATGAGTATGACCATTCCCCTGCATTTTGGGAGTCGTTCAAAGACCTGAAGGCGCTCTGTAAAACACTGGGCATTTATACACCAATCGACGGGTCGCTCGAGTATTGCGGTATTATGATTCAGGACTAGTTTTTTTCTCACGCCATTGTAAATGTCTGGTGGTATCGTTCAGCTGGTCGCAACCGGCGCTCAGGACGCATGGCTGACTGGTAAGCCGGAGGTTTCTTTCTACCGTTCCAGCTACAAGCGTTACACGCACTACGCCAACTCACCTGAACGCCAGCTGATCCAGGGTAACCCCTCGGCTGGCAACATCTCCACGATCCGTCTGGAGAAGAAGGGTGACCTCATCAACTACATGTACCTGATTGCCAGAGATTCAACTGGTGCTCTGATCCCAGGTATTAACTGGACCAACGTCATTGACAAGGTGGAGCTGCTCATCGGTGGCCAGATTGTCGACACACAAGACATCACCTGGATGTCCAACGTCGAGGCGGTGACTGGCGCGCAGAACTTCTCCCAGCGCTACCTCAACAACAACACCGCTGGTCCCAACAACATCACCAACGGGTTCCTGCCTTTCAAGTTTTTCTTCTGCAAGGACTGGAACGTGTCCCTGCCACTGGTGGCTCTCCAGTACCACGACGTCGAGATTCGCATCACGTGGAGCACGACTCTGGGCTCAACTCTGGCACTGACTGGTCTGCCGGCGACTGCTGCATACTCCTCGTTCCAGTATGAGGCCTGGACCAACTTCGTCTACCTCGACCAGGCGGAGCGCGAGTACTTTGCTAGCACGCCCATGGACCTGCTGATTACCCAGATGAACCGCATTCCCATCGCAACCACCAACATGCAGGAGCTGGCTCTGGCTCACCCCATCAAGTTCCTGGCATTTTCCGCCAACAACTATTCTGCGGCATACAGCACCGGTGCCACGCAGATCCCAGCCATCAACTACCAGTTCAAGACGCAGATTAACGGCGTGGACATTGGCGACTCGCGCTCCATGTTCCAGTGGATCGACGTGCCCCAGTACTACCACACACCTTTCGGCTACAACCACAACAACGCTACGGCCAACGTCGCGCTTATTTCCTACTGCCTGGACACGTCAAAGCTTCAGCCGACTGGCACGCTGAACTTTTCACGCATCGATACGTTCCGCATCGTCGCACCAGCTGGCGTCTCACTGAGCACACTGGCTGGCGGCAATGGTCGCTACTTTTACGCGATGAACTATAACGTCCTGCGCATCAAGGATGGCATGGGCGGGCTTCTGTACTCGAACTAGAAATTGATAACAAAATGGTTATTTCTTTGGTGGAGGCTTGGCGAATTTGTGAACAATGAAAAAAATAACAGCCGCGATGAAAGCGGTCGCGATCATACCCGTCGCTGACAGGTTCCCTGAATCGCTCATAAATTTAGGAATTAGATCCGCCAATTTGTTCTGAACCGGCTTGGAGAATGCAGCGACTGCGGCAACGCCCGCGAGAGCAGCATTCAACTGGTCGTCAGTCAGACCAAATGGGTTTTTCGAGGAAGAGGATGAAACTGGGCCAGCAGACGCGTTGTCCAGGCTCAGCGCAGCCACTCTGTTGTTCTGTGGGTTCTTGTACGGGCCGCCCATCGAGGGTCCCATGTCGAAATCAGCACTCGGCACAACATCGGAAATTGGCGTCGAGAAATCCATTTCTATTTGAGGAGGTTTTATTTCGGCTTTAAATAACTCGGGCTGCTCGATTGTGCGCGTCTGATACACCGGTTGAAGTTCCATTGGCGGACCAAATGACCCCTGGGACTGCTGGTCCGGCTGCTGACGTGGTTGTTCAGGGTCCACCTGAGGAATGTACTGCAGGATGTCGCTCGATCCGTTGAATTCAAGGTTCTCGATAATCATCTATTTATGAGCGTGAAATCTTTTACGGTATGGAGACGCGGGCAGTTTCATAAAGATACTGTACGTTTTGATATCAATGAACATGGCAGATGCGCGTAAGATTTGGGGTTCAATGATGAATGACGAGGAGCTCAAGGAGTGGCTCGACTTAAAAAACAAAATTAAACCCGAGGAACACGATTCAAATATTCCAAAAGGGGCTACAATTGAGATTGATCCAAATACGGGTAAACACGTTCCTAGACCTTTTTAACAGTGATACCTGGACGCCGTGCGTTCCCTGCAGGTGTTCCAGACGTAATCAATGGCGCTGCGACGTGCTTCGGATTGTAATTCTTTTGGTGGTACTGCCACATGGCTTCGGATCCGATACGGAACCCCTTGCGGATCGGTGCTTTATAATAGTAAACACAATCCTCAATCTTGTTCGATTTACTCGTGTTGTCGAGCACGAGACACTCGTAATTCTCCGTGCAGGCGTTCATCACCTGACAAAACATGTCGAACGTCGGAAAAACGCCAAAGAACGCCTTGTATAGGCGCTCGCGGTTCTGAATCACATTTTCACGGAGCACAAAGACGTAATCGACGTTGGCGCGCAGGTCAGGCGTCAAGTCCATGCAGTACTGCATCGTCAGCAAAAAGAAGATTTTCCAATGACGCCCGTTCATGAAACATTGCCTGATGCACGTGTCTTTCATGAACGCCTTGTCGTACATACAGTCGTCGAGAAGCAAAAAGGCGCTCGACTTCCCACCGGCTGAAACTATTCGCCTCTGGCGATCGAGCACCTTTTCGATGGCGTCCCGTTTGTAATCGCCGTAGATGAACAGGTCCGGTATAAACTGCTTGTAGTAGTGATTGCCGTCCTCCGTACCGGACATGACGATACCGACTGGCAGATGACGCTTGTGGTACATGATGTCCGTCACGAGCGTCGACTTGCCAGTGCCGCGCTTGCCGATGAATACGCACACCTTGTCGTCGCCAATCTTGCTCGGGTCAAACTTTTTGAGCTGCAAATTGGTCATTTCCTAATGGTGGACTGGGTTTTTTGTACACGTGAAAGACGCGCTGAATGTTTTCTTGATGTACAGTAGTATGTCAGCATCACAAATTTTGCTGGCTGGACACGGTCAAGAAGACCAGTGGCTCACAAACAACCCAGACAGGACATACTTTGAAGCCAAGTATAACCCCAGAGTCAACAGAAGCCGCGAGACGTTTGAAGTTCCGTTTGACAACCAAGAGGCGACGTTCGGTTCGACTGGTCGGTGTACCATTCCAGTCAAGGGGGATTACTTGACACGTCTGACTTTACGCGCGGTCATGCCACCCATTTACCCGACGGTTCCTGGTCAGTACGTATACCCGACGCCGTCGTCGCAGGTTGGCGGTACAGTCTATGTGAACATGGGGCTGACGTTTGTCGTTGCAGACGGCGTGACCCTGACGGCAAACACGGCCGGGAACCACTACTTTTCAATTGGAGCGCAGGTAACGTTGGCCGGTACGGCGTACATTATCTTCGACCTTGACAACACGTACACCATCACGAGCATCCCGACGGCCAACTCGTTCACGTGTTCGACGACCCTTGCAGGTATCTCATACAACGGAACCGTTTCGAGTCCGGGGATCCAGTGCGGTGACATTATCAGTTACTTTTCGACTCAAAACTCGAACCTATGGGTGAACAACCTGACAAACAAGACATGGCAGATTACGGGTGGGACGGTCGTCGGGACGACATGGACATTAACGACGTCCGCACCTTCGAACTTTCCAGTCGGGAGTCAGGTCTTGCTAAATTTACCTCTTTCTGGTATCCTTAATGGAACTGCAACTGTTCTTTCATCGACAGATACAACCTTTACGTTTAACAATTCATTCATTATTCTTGTTCTTGCGTCATACCCTGCTGGAGGACAAGTCCCTGTTATATCATTTTCTTATGACAACGGAGAGACGTGGTCAAATCCGATAATGAATCCAGGTGGGGGTGTAAAAGAATTAATATTTGCGAATGGTGTTGTTTTTAAATTGATAGGCGGTTATTTGGTGACACGTTCACTTAATATTTTAAATCCTTTTGCTGATGAATCATTCCAAATTCAGTCTAGTTTTACAGGTTGGAAAGATATGGCATTTGGAAATGGTACATTTGTAGCTGTTGGTAGTGACTATGGAATAGAAAAGATAGCGCGCTCTGTAGATTACGATTATGGAGAATTAACATGGAATCTAGTTTCATACTTTGATGACTTGAATAGCGTGGCGTTCGGTGATGGAAAATTTGTAGCTGTGGGCGTAGATAATGCCACGTATTCTACAACAAATGGTGTATCGTGGTCATTGCCAGTTTCTCTCCCAGGGATATGGAAAGATGTAGCATTTGGAAACGATGTTTTTGTTACTGTTAGTTTTGAAAACACCGCATATTCGACTACAAACGGTGCGTCGTGGGTTACTGTTCCGTTATTAGGTTTGGATTTTGTTAACACGGGAGACTGGGTCGGAGTTGCTTATGGGAACGGTGTTTTTGTAGTGGTCAGTCAAGCGAATCTCATAGCACATTCTTCGGATAACGGACAGACGTGGAGTACACCCGTTTTATATCAGGGTAACTGGAATAACATCGAATTTATAAATGGTGTGTTTATTGCTGTTTCTCAAGATCAGGTGGGACGTTCAGTCGATGGAATATCATGGACTTTTATTTCAGTTGTTTCTGATGAATTTAACCCGTTTAATGGGACCAACTGGTCCGCCATAGGCTATTCTACATTATCGTTTGATGGTTCCCCATCGGATTCCGTTTCGTTAGTTACACCGCCTCTTCAGTTGACAGACCGCGTTTTTTCGTCTGAAGTTTATCCGTCCATTTCTTTTGTGAACGCCTCGGACGCTGCGTTCTGGGGGTTTGATGCCCGTAACGGACTCTCTTATACACTTCCGGCAACACCCCCGTGGACCTACACGCAGTCTGGCTGGATTTCTGGATTTCTTCCACCGAGTACATCGACATACGATGACTCTGTAGCTCATAAATTGTGCAAAGCCGTTCGGGTCCTCGTCGGTAAACAAACCATCAAGGAGTACTCCGGTGAGTACATCGAACTCCAAAACGATCTTCTAATCCCGTACGAAAACAAGGCGATTTTAAAGTTGATGAATGGGACTTTGGATCAGACTCAGGCGATTGTTCCCCGCGAGTACTACGTCAATTTGCCTATGGGGACCAAAGAGATTCCTCTGTGTGCTTTGACGAATCAACATATGAGCGTCGAAATCGATTTCGAGTCGTATATGAACTTGTCCCAGAACCTAAACCCTGGAACGGGTGACTTTTTGAACCCCCAATCGTATCTGACGTACGACGCGTCGACGGGTATTCTAAATGGTCAACCAGTCGACGTCCAGACGACGTTTTCGTACCAACAGTACATTTTCATAGTCACGTACGGAGGTCAATTTATCGTCTACGACACGACGAAGGACGTCGCGGACCCTACGTCCTACATAGTACTCTCGGCGTTTTCTGGAGCGAGTTTATTCGGGCAATTTTGTGTCCTTTCGGGGAACCTGTACATTGGTTTGACCGACGGACAACTTGCACGCATGATCATTTCAGAACTTATTCAGGGGAACATATCTTCGTTCGTTGTGAACAACTATACCCCGACGATAGGGTCTTTGACTGGGACGATGGTTGCAGACTTTCGGTACTTGTACTACACCGTGAGAGATGAAGTAACATTGAATGTGTTTGTTATCAGGTACGATACAACAGGGTCTTTCACGAACCTGTCGAGTTACACGACTGTTGATTTCACACAGACATTCAATTCAGGTGTCATAGGCGTTTACCAAATTCTTTCTACGGGCACGGAATTGATCATGCTTCCACAGGGAACACCAGGGTCTTTGTACACGTACCAATTAAACGCGAACGTCCAGAGTCAGTGGTACTCTCTTGATTATTCGATGTACGGTTCTGAAATAACAGAGGGACTCTTGATTAATGACACTCTTTATTTTATATGTGACGGCTTCAATATATTGAAATATGTAAACTCTGTATTTACCCTTTTTACATTCTCTGAATATTTTGTAAGTGGTCAAGCCAAAATATCACGTTCTCGAGATAATGGACAAACGTGGACGTCTGTTTATACTAACAACACCGTTTGGAATAGAATAATATTTGTAAATGACGCACTTATTAGTGTTAGTGCATATCAAGATATTATACGTTCGACAGATAATGGTGACAATTGGTCTGTATTTACACCCCTCTCAGTGATAGCAGCTTGGTATGATGTAATATACGCAAATGATGTGGTTGTCGCAGTCGGTAACATATATGACGGGGAGTACAAATCGGCGCGGTCGACCGATGGTGGATTGACATGGACATTTGTTACGAGTCAACCTTCGCTTGCTATAACTTTTGGGAAAGGTATATTTGTTATCACGGGTAATGGTCAAATCTCAATTTCAGATGATAACGGATTGTCGTGGTTACCGCCAGTTTCCGTTACTGGATATTGGCAAAGAGTGACGTTCGGAAATGGTATATTTGTTGCTGTTGACCCTTATAATGAACAAATAGCGCGTTCAATAGACGGACAAGTATGGGAAGTTTTTTATGTTCCTGGGTATTGGTTAGACGTAACATTCGGAAATGGTGTATTTATCGCCGTGAATTTTTATAATGAATTAGCACGTTCAGTCGATGGAATTGATTGGACCGACCGAATTCCATACGGAATTGGTTTTCCTTATCTTTATAGTATAAGCTATAGTTCAGGTGTGTTTATGCTTGGAGGAAGCGAATTTACATCGCGTTCGACTGATAACGGTTCTACGTGGTCTTCTCAGGTGTACTACAATGATACAGTATTTAGTACAGTATCAAACCCTTCCAATTTCACCATTCCCGGTGACGGCTACAACAATTTCATCGCAGTCGGAAATTACATTTACTGTTCCACCGGTAATGTCGCCGTTCAAATCGACACGACAAAGGACCTTTCGAGCCCAGAGGCATACAAGTTTCCTGCTCCTTTGCCGGTCAGTCAGTACATTTTTGCCAACGGACCTCGGTACATTTACATGTTTGATCAAGTGGACAGCACAGCGACGAACATCGTTCGGTTTGACCCCTACCCTCCAACACCAATCCTCAAAACGAGTATCCTGGTTGACTATGAGTCTTTGCCTGAAGGCGCTGCCAAACCAGACAAGGCGCTCATAGGTCTGGTTCAGACCCAAAAGGTGACTGACATGAACTACATGGACATCCACGGACCCGTCAAGGAACTCTGGGTCACAGGCACATCTGACTCTGCAAACGTGTTTCAGTACTCGAATCTGGCGCCACGGAGTACACTTTCGCTCGCCGGTGAACAGATTGTGACTGACGACGACGGGACACACACGTTCCTCAACGTCATAGAGCCGTTCGAGACACACACGTCCATGCCCATCCGGAACGTTTCCGTGGTATCATTCGAGTTTGATCCTGAATCCGAAGTTCCAAACGGCACGGTGAACTTTTCGCGTATCCGGGACCAGGTGTTTGATGGCAACGCCGAAACGGTCTGGGCCCGGACGTACAACCTCCTCGCGATTCAGGGTGGAACGGGTGGTTTAATGTTCAACTAATTTCAGACTTTATAGGAGGAGAGGAACATGAGTTCCTCAACGAGCGGTCCACCGGCTCAGTTTTCACACCAGGTGACTCGTCTTCAGTTTCCAAAGGATGTTCACTTTGGAGATGATATATCCATATGGATCTCCAAAGTTGGTGACGTGGCTCTCGGAAACATGTACCTCAGGGTCGATTGGCCAGTAGCAGCTCCAGTCGACGATTCTGCAGGCACGCGCATGATTGAGTTTGTCGAACTCAGATACGAGAATGACCTCCTCGAGCGCCACTACGGCGAATCACTCGAACTCATGAACGACCTTTCGGTTACGTCCGGGAAGCAAGAAGTTTTGACCACTTTACTCGGCAAGGGACTCACGAGCAATCTGTCGGCGTACTATATTCGCATGCCTTTCAAGCTCAATCTGCCACTGTGCGCACTCAATAAAGCTCCGGTGTTTCGTGTCAAGTTTCGGCCGAGCCAGGAGTTTTCAACCCTGAACTGGACGGCACCTATTAAGGTGAATCTGTTTGTCGATTACGTGTACGTGACCAAAGCTGAAAGGGACTATTTCAAGACGGCAAAGATTGATTACCTGACGCACACGATTCAACGTCTGCAATTCACGGCCGGAGCCAACATCACCAAATCAACCTTTTTGTCTGAGTTTACACGACCGGTCAAAGAACTTTACTGGGTCATACAGACGGATGAAGCAACCGCCTACGACTATACGAACCTCGGTGCCGAGCAACTCGTATCGCTCCGTCTTCAATTTAACGGCGTGGACGTCATTCTTCCCGATGTTGGCACGCCCCTTTTCCTTCGGACGATCCAGGGGCTTGAAAACCACACGCGTGTTCCCGACCGCTCGTTTTACATGTACACGTTCGCGCTCGACCCCGAACACCCCACGCAACCTACAGGGTCTGTGAACATGTCAGCCATGACACGTCAGTTGCACACACTCGAACTATCACCGTGTGCATTTTCACGTCAGGTTCGCGTCTATGCCGTCACACACAACGTCGTTCGGATCGCGGACGGCTCTGCCATTTCGTTGTTTGACAGCGTGCAAGAGGGTGGTACCGAAATTCTGTCTTAGTACTAGAGATGGATGTGTACAAGCCGGTGTATCCAGGATTGTACTACTTTGACACATTCACATTCACGACGCTTGGAACGTCAGGACGCAGAGGACCGGACTCGACCAAGACGTACGCCAGTGCACCGTGGAGCGCGGACCAGTTTTCGATCGTCAACGGTCAGCAACAGTGGACGGTTCCGGCGACTGGTACATACAACATCGTAGCTGCAGGCGCCTACGGCGCGACGCCTGGTCGGGTCGTCTCAGGGGATGTGGATTTGAACGAGGGTCAGGTACTTTCGTTGCTCGTGGGTCAACAACCCACACCTCTTACAGCGAACGTCGCAGACAATGTGACGGTCGGTGGTGGTGGTGGGACTTTTGTTACCGTGGACCAAAAGCCTCTTGTGGTTGCGAGTGGAGGAGATGGTGAAGCGTATTCGGATAATCCATGGAGTCAACCTGTCATACTATCACTTTCAGGCGGTTCTTACGCTGGATTAAACCTTTTTTTAGATGATACTGGAACATATTTTACACGCTTGGAGATTGATTCTTCATTTCAACCTATATGTACAAGTCTGTATGAATATGATGGTGTAAATTGGAATTCGACATTTTTGTTTCCAGGTGAAATGTGTATGTATGTCAATAAGACGCTCGGCGTTGCTTATTCGTTTAATTGGCTGGATGCTTATACCGTGCGCGCAAATGATTGGTCGTACATAAATGGTGCTTGGACAAAAATAACGTATGCTGATTTAACAATACCTTTTCTGGGCAATCCTGGTAACTTTTTTGGAATACAAGTTTCGGGAAACGGCGAAACACTCCGTATAGTGAGTCAAAGCAATTCGAACTGGGCCATGTATAAAAGAATAATTAATCAATGGGTGTTTGTTACAAGTCTTAGTGTAGAAGTATATAATGGTATGAGTTATGATGGTAATCGTGTAATTAATTTTGGTTATGGAAGCATTATTTATATTTATGATTATCCATGGACTTCACCGCCTATAGAGTACATTATTCCTGACCCTGCTTTTAATAATAACAACTGTAGAATTTCCCCTGATGGAACTCTTCTTGTAACTTTTTCAAACGTTTATTCTCTTTCTGACGGAAGCTTTGTTACGAGTCTCCCTGGTTATGTGTATGGATCACAATCAAACTTGAACATAAGCAAAGATAACAAGACTATCATAAAGGGATTTATAGGGTCTGAACTTCAGGTACTGAACTATCCTTTTACAAAAGTAAATGCCGTACTTTCACCTGTGTCCGCTTATTCGTTTTACGGACCTCCCTTATTAAACGAGAACGGTTCGGTTCTCATCGGTTCTGATATATTAGAAGGGACTGATGTGTATTATAAAAGCTTCACGTCTCAATCTGGTATATTTCTCCCATCTGGGGCGGGTGGAGGAGATTCTGGAGCTGGATTTTATGGGAACGGTTCACAAACTAACCCTTACTTTCAGTTTTTGTTTCCAACCTCATATGTCAACGGTGGCTTTGGAAACTCGTACCAGTACGGAACACAGGAAGAAGGTGGGTTCGGTGGAGGCCAGGGTCCGTTGAACAAGTTTAACGAATTGACGCAGTTTACAATTTCAGAGTCGCCGGGTACGTTTTCTCTCGGAGGAAGTCCTACAGTTGTAAGCGTGAATTCAGACGCGACCGTTATGTATTATGGGACAACTCGGTATCTGTATTCAGGCGGGTCGTGGAACTACGACCAGGATTTTGGTTACTCGTATGGCAATGGATTTCTATCTGTGAGTGATGACGGTATGACTGCAGTTTCATATCCAACACAAGATTACTTTTTTTATGACAATAAACCATTAGGAATCGTAACAGGTACACAACTATATATTGTCAACGGTGTCGTCGCGCGTGTAAACAAGCAAGGAACTCGGGTTGTGTATGCGACGTACCCTGGTCCAAATGTGTATATACGCGATGCACCTTTTACCGGTACAGATTACCAATTAACTCTACCACCGTCGTTGCCAAGTACATCAAACGTGACATCGTTAGATTTTAGTTCAGACGGAACAGTTCTTGCGATAGGTGTTTCAACTGGGCCCGGGGGCTATATATCGACTACGCTGGTTTTGGTAACTCGGTATCCATGGACAACATACGAAACAGTCGGTCCACCTGGGAATATCGTAGCTCTGAGTCCTGATGGACAAACTTTATTTACTGCTGTAGATTCAAGTGATGCATCGTTCATTTATAAGTACGATTACACTTCTCAATCTCAATGGCAACTTGTGAGTCAGACAAAAACTGGGTACAAGAATACAGTGTATCTTGCGACGGGTTCGGACGGAAGTTTGTTTGTAAAACCATCAGACATTTCTCTGTCTAGGGGGTACCCAAGTATCGTGTTCAATTTTACAGCATATAATGATGACTTTTCACAGGTTGGTTCCGTGATTAATTCGTATGTTTCGAACATGTCGTCAGATGGCCAACACCTCGTAAATTACGACGGAACGTCTCTTCAATTTTATACCAAACAAACCATCACAGCTGAAACGCTCGTAGACCATGGATTTCCTCACTCGTACCAGGTGAAATATGAAATCACTGCAAACTACAACGGAATACATGACATCACGGTCACTTCCGCCAACACATTCACGTTTCAGGGATTTTGCTTTGCAAATGAATCTGGAAATCTCGGAGCCGTCTCTGGAGTTGAAACGGGCATTTCGGGCGGTGGAGGGTACACGGGAAGTCCGGGCGACGGCGTTTCCGGTGCAACCTGTTATGCGGATCCAACAGTCAAAAACTTCACGGACCTCGGTGCGGCGTCAAACTCGGCGGGCTATGTGACTGTAACTCTCTTAGACCCTGCACCCATCAAACAGGGAGTGGTACTCAACCAATGGGTGTTACAACCGTCGACATTTGCACCAGTAACAACGTGGTCCTCTGTGGCGTACGGAAACGGTAAGTATGTCGCTGTGTCAAATAATGGAACGTATCCTGTCATGTACTCGACAAACGGACTCGACTGGCTGACAAATACGACTGGTGCAATAACTGCACAGTGGACGTCTGTGACTTTCGGAAACGGAAAATTTGTCGCCGTCGCCAACTCCGATGGGTCTATTATGTATTCACTTGATGGCATAAACTGGTCGGCAACTGCAGGTCTCTTAACATCCCTTAGCGGAGGGTATGATCAATTATTCGGTAGTTCAGTCGCTTTGAGTTCTGACGGAACATTTATGGCAGTTGGTGAACCTAATTTTTTACAAAAAGGTTCTGTGAATGTATATAAAGGCGGAAACGTGTTGTATACTTTAATTGGTGAAAATACAAACGATGTATTTGGAAAGTCAGTAGCATTGAGTTCTGATGGCTCAATTCTTGCAGCTGGTGCACTTGGTGCCGATACTCAAACAGGTTATGTTAATGTTTATACAAATGGAAACTTAACGCATACATTCGTAGGTGAAAATCCACTTGATTTTTTTGGTAGTTCAATTGCATTAAGTTCTGATGGGTCGATTCTTGTAGTTGGTGCACGCGGTGGGAATTATGTAAAAATGTACACAAACGGGGAACTGACACACACGTTTAATGGATTGTATTATGGTAATTTTGGTAAATCAGTCGATGTTAATTCGAATGGAACAGTTATTGCAATTGGTTCATATGATCGTGTAGAAGTATTCACAAACACTGTTTTAACATACACGGTATATATTAGTTCAGCTATTTTTGGAAGGTCAGTTTCGTTAAACTCTGATGGAACAATTCTCGCAGTTGGATCTTTAGGTATTAATGGTGTAAAAGTTTATACAAATGGGATTTTAACATATGAACTTAATGGGGATTTTAACTACATATATAACTCTTTCGGAACTCCTGTTGATCTAAGTTCTGATGGAAGCATTTTGGCCTTAGGACTGCCATCAGGAGGTATGGGGGGTATATCAGGTTCTGTTGAAATATATACACATGGGATTTTAACATATACCAAACAAACTGCCCAATTTTCACAGGATACGTTTGGGACCTCAGTCGCATTGAGTTCTGATGGCGTAGTTTTTGCAGGAGGGTCTCCGTATAAGTATGGACCGAGCTTTGGATATGTAAAAAAATACAATACACTCAATTATATTGCTCCGTGGTCATCGGTGACATACGGAAATGGTATTTTTATGGCAGTTTCCAGCTCGAACACGATGTATTCATCCGATTCTCTAACTTGGTATATCGGGAATTCTCCGGTTGATAACTGGACCTCCGTGACATACGGGAGCGATAAATTCGTTGCAGTTTCAAGCAACGGAAATGCAATGTATTCAAATGATGGAATAACATGGTCAAATGTGACAAATGGAACGATTAATAATCCATGGACTTCTGTATCGTACGGAAATGGGCAAATTATAGCTGTATCATCAATCGCAACTTCTATGTATTCCGTAAATGGCATCGACTGGACAGAAGGTGGGCCATTGGGTGTTTCTTCAAATTGTATTACATATGGACAAGGGTATTTTGTATGTCCTTCCAGTGATTCAGAAGTTTCTTCAGTTTCAATATCAACGAATGGTCAAACATGGCAAGAAATTCCTCTCACGTATACAGCCTGCGCATACACAGGAATAAGTTATGGAGACGTTGGTTTTATAGCGGTTTCATCAACCAGTTTATTACTTGGTTACATTCCGACATTCTGGGTTAATCCTACGAAAGTTTCCGAATCTACAACACTCAATTCAGTGAACTGGTCTGGACTGGCACACGGAAATGGAAAATTCGTTGCAGTTGGTAAGGGTCTCATACAAACCTCGTCGGATTATGGAAATACATGGTCTTCTTTCCAAGTGAGCAACACTCTGTCTTCCGTGACATATTCACATGAAACTGGTACATTCTTGGCTCTTCCTGGATTTTTTGATGATGGAATATATACTTCAAACAATGGACTCACGTGGACGTTGAATCAAACGTTACCAACATCAGTTCCGAGTGCACAGACATCTCTAACGTATGGGAACGGAAAGTTTGTAGCGGTTCTAAATGGCGATTCAAATGTATTTTATTCACGGGACGGAATAAACTGGAATGTAACAACAGATGGAACATATGCTTCAAATTGGTCAAGTGTGACATTTGAAAATAATAGATTTGTAGTTGTTTCATCGAGTGTTTCGAGTTTTGATTCAATGTATTCAATGGATGGAATATCATGGATATCATTTAATTCAACACACGCGGTCAATGTGTTGGACTCAGCCTCGGTTGCTTTAAGTTCTGATGGCTCAATTCTAGCAGTTGGTAAAATATATGGAAATGTAAATCCGGGCTATGTGAATGTTTATACTAACAAAGTTTTAACATATACTGTACAAGGTATTTCACAGGATGCATTTGGGTCGTCAGTCTCATTGAGTTCTGATGGCTCAATTCTGGCAGTTGGTGCACCGAATGACAATTATGTAAAGGTGTACACGAATGGCCTTCTAAGTTACACTTTGAACGGTGAACCAGGTTATTCATTTGGGCGGTCAGTAGCATTGAGTTCTGACGGCTCAATTCTGGCAATTGGTGTACCCGGTGCCAATTACGGCGCGGGTTGTGTAAATGTGTACAGTAATGAAGTTTTAACATATACTCTACAAGGTATTTCACAGTATGCATTTGGGGCGGTAATCGCACTGAGTTCTGATGGCTCAATTCTAGCAGTTGGCAATGCTACGACCGGGAATGTAAAGGTGTATACGAACGGAGTTTTAACATATACTGTACTACAGAATGCATATAGACCGATAATCGCGTTGAGTTCTGATGGATCAATTCTGGCAGTTGGTTCATTGAATTATGATAATTATGATAATTATGTAAAGGTGTACAAAAACGGACTTCTAAGTTACACTTTGAACGGTGATATACGTGATAAATTAGGGCGGTCAGTAGCATTGAGTTCTGACGGCTCAATTCTGGCAGCTGGTGCACCCAATAGTAATTCAGACACGGGTTATGTAAAGGTTTACACGAACGGGGTTTTAACCAATACATTTACAGGTGAAAATCCATACACTTTGTTTGGAAATTCAATTGCATTAAACTCTGATGGATCTATTCTTGTTGCTTCTAGTTCTTTAGAATTAAATATATACAACTTGAACCTATTGAGCTTTGTAGGATTATCATCGATAACTCACGGAAATGGACTTTTCGTAGCTGTTGCAAACCCAGGTTCTTCCGTTTATTCGTCAGACGGGGTTAATTGGTTAGCTGGAACAGCTCCAGTAGATGCATGGTCTTCAATCGTATACGGGAACGGGTATTTTGTAGCAGTATCAGATAACGGGGTGTACCCTGCCATGTATTCACAAGACGGAATCAACTGGTCAACGACTGATCCAGGGTTCCAAATCAACAACTGGGGCTCAGTGGCATTCGGGGGCGATACGTTTTTTGCTATACCGACGTCGGGGGCGACAACGATGACTACCCGTGTAACTAAAACATTTTAACACCGTAAAAGTAATGGAACAGTCTGCAATCGACATATTTCTGCCCGTGATGGAGTCGTCCGTAGTGCTCGCGGCCCACTATTCCAAGGCGACTGGCCGCGACTGTGTCACTGCTCAGGACATGTGCTACGGTATGATGTACGCCGCCAGGACAGTGACGGGTAAACAGATTGGGTCTCTGTTCCCAGAGGTCTACGATGATGACGAAGAGGACTCTGGCGAAGAGGAAGAAGAGGACGCAGAAGAGAACTGGGTTCGGTACGAGGGAACGGACAATGAACACGCCATCAAGATGAACGAGTGTGCCGATACATGGGACGCGTGGGAACCCGAGAGTCCAGCAGAGCGCGCGTTGAAGAATGCAGTGAATAAAGCAATGAAAGAGTATGTATGAACTCTTTGATGAAGAAGAAGAGGAAGAGGATGAAGAACTGATTCCGCGAGTCAAGTACTGTGTGATTCTCCAGAAGGAGGAATACGAGGATGATGATGATGAGGAGGATCCATTGCCATACGTCGACATCGGTCCAGGGTATTACTTTTTTGACGAGGAGTGATACTTTTTTGACGACTAATATAAATGCCACCCCTTTCACCAGCCAGACGTCGGGCAAATGCGACGCGTCGTAGAAATCTCAATAACGAAATCAAAAGACTTAGGGCGTACTATTCAGGTACGTTTACTGGTCAACTTGGTCGCACTGCCAACATGAGAGCGATGACGGCAATTATTAACATGAGGCGTGAGTTGGCAGCACGTAGAATCCAGAGCGCAGTGCGCAGACGCCAGGCGATGGCTCGCGCGCACACCAGAGCCCGAGCTCCGAGAAACAATGTGTTGGCGGCAGCCTTGAGTCCTCGTCGAGTCGGACACGTTGTGAGAAAGTACGGTTTGAACGCCATGAACTGATCTTTTTTCTCAACATAAAGTAAAATGTCCGGCATTGTATCCACAGCAGCAGGCACCTTTGCCCCCTCCGTCTCCGCAGGTTTCTTCTTCGCGACCGCCATCTCGTGGATGGATGTGATCCGCTGGACCATATCCCAGCTGGTGAACGTCAGCAAGAACGGTGGCAGCTACTACCTGATGAGCGCCGTGTTCACGACACTGCTGTCCGTCATCGTGCTCATGATCCTGGCTCGTCTCCAGGAGATGAATGGCAAGCGCCAGTAGGCGTGAAGCTACTTGTCTCTAAGTGACTAAAAAACTTGGTATAAATTAATGAAAGTACTCGACTTGACTCTGTGGGATTGGCTTCTTGCCTTCACAGGGTCAGGACTCGTAGGGTACGCCCTCAAACTCAAAGGAGCCCAATCGTGGGGGATTTTCCTCCTCGCTTGGATTCTCATCGGTATGTTCATGTACAGGATTTTCGGTGTTCAGCAGCCAGGGTACTATCTCGGTCTCCAGAACGGTTCCAAGTACCCTGACATAAAGCATGGACTCATTTCAAAGTAATGGAGGAGTCTTCGGCTCGCGATCGTAAGCGAGACTCGGCTCGCAAGAAGAGCGAGTTTTCAGTATACTCTCAAAAGACTGTACGGGCAACGGAGCTGCGGACAACAGCGTGCTGTTGGACAAAAGAAAAGTGTGTTGCTCAGGTCAAGACCACGACAAAGTCAAAAAACAAAGAATGAATCTTAAGCGTCCCGGACTCGTGTTCAAGGCGGAGCCCCTGACTCGCGTGAATTCTTCCCACTACGGTGCAAAGTACGAAGAGGTTCCAGTGCGGAACGAGACGTACATTGTGTGTCTCGACGGAACCATTCAGGCGAGGCATGACCCGCAGCGATGTATCTTGTGGAACTTGGTCGAGGAGGATGATGGATGGTCAGACGGAAACGGGAATCCGCTGATGGTGGGGTTTGTAGGGTGGGATCCGGATATTCCAGAGGGGCATGGGTCAGATTCAACGAATGCGTACATCATCGAGTTTTCAGATGACGGCGAACCCGAAGTTTCTTCTTGACTGTTTGTAATGGATCAGATACCGATTATTTTATTACTTCTCGTCCTCGTCTTTGTAGTGTTTCGTACGTCAAGTGATGGTGTCCCCATAGATAAACAGATTCGTATTCTTTATCGCCAGACGGCGCGTTATGCAGTTGCAAGTCTTCAGGATGAGTCCCCTGTTGTAAAATCACTTCACGCCAATTACGCAATGGGATATCTCATGGCTCTGAAAGATCTCGCAACGACGGGAGAGTTTGCTCGAGCGACAGGAGATAACCTCCTTTCATTTGAGCGTAAGATTGCATCGATTCAAGATGCGTCAACAGTCAACCTCGTAGGCGATTGTCCAGATCTCATTCCTAACGAAGACCCAGGGCTTCTTCGTGCCATGTACATTCAGATTTAAACATTAACATAAATCATTTCACGTTGATTAAATGGAATTCCGTTGAAGTTTGTCGTCGCAGCCATTGTATACGCCCCCATGCGCTTCCACGTCAGCATGTCTCCCACCTTGAGTCCACATGGCAGAGCGATGCTTCGCGCGATGATGTCTGCACCGTCACACGTGCTTCCAAACAGAGTCACGTTTTCGAGCTCACACGTTTCATCCACCTCGGGCTCGGGCTCGGCATGATCCATCAGAATACAATTGAACGCGCCGTAGAGAGACTCGTCTATTGTTACAGACCCATCTTTTACGCCTATGACTGGCGTGTACAGCGTCGCGATATGTTCTGCAAAAAACCGACCCGGTTCAGCGATAACTTCATACTGATCCAATCCGGTTTCTTTCAGTGCGTCATTGATGTACTCAGCCGCCTCTTCGAGGTCCATGGCGGATGAAAATCCGCCGCCAATGTCTACGAAAGTTGGGGAGAACCCATACTCCTTGAGAACGTCGATTGCACGTGCTGCAGTGTAAATTGCGTCTGCGTACGCTCGAGTTGAACGCGCCCCCGACCCCACGTGGAAACTCACACCAACAATTACAAGTCTGAATTCTCGGGCACGTTCAATGAGAGTGTACCAATCGGATTCTCCAGCTCCGTATTTATTACCAAGGGTACATACGGCGGTTGGGTCGTCGGCGCGGATCCGCAGAACAAGTTCCATATCGGGCGCGTTCTGAGCCATTTTTTCAAGCTCGCAAATCGAGTCAAACGTCGTCCTCGTAATCTCCTTTCGAGCAACGTACTGTATGTCGTCTGGTCGCTTGCAGGGGTTGGCGTAGATGATTTTCTCGTGTCTGGTTGGGTCAATTTCGAGAACGGCGTCAACCTCTCGCGGACTTGCGCAGTCGAATCCGCATCCAAGCTCTGCCAGTGTTCGAATGACCATTGGGTCGGGGTTGCACTTGACGGCATAGTACGGGGTAACCTTGGGGAACAGAGAGTTCCAGGTTTTATACGCTGCTCGGGCTACGTTCAAATCAAGCACGTAGTGTGTGGTCATCACGAAGCTCGAGCGCTCCTGGAGAAAAGTGACATTTTATTTTTAAGCTCAAGGGGGGCAAGGGCACTACGTGCCCTTTGAACTTGATCGCCGGGCTCCGCCCGTTGGACTCACCCCCACTCCACCGGATCCCATATGCCGTGAATGGTCAAGTCTAATGGATACAACGGTTCGATGGACCATTTTCCAGTATGGCTCATAATGTCACACAGAATGTGAAATGCGTACACTTTTCTGTATCGCTCGGGAATCACCGCCAGAATCCATAGCGTATGAGGCACCTTGTAAAACAGGTCATATATCATCCAGTTCTTTTTGACGGACCAAGGCACGTTTCCTGGTGTCAGAAACGTCGCCATAGGTAAATCTGGGGCGATGGCCCACCACGTCCATGTTCCAAAGTACAGACGGGTCGCGAGAATGTGACCAACCCATAACATAAAGAGACATCGCATTTATTTCTCAAGATGGATCGTGTGTTTCTGCTCGACCGCTCCGGTTCCATGGAATCTTGCTGCGAGGACACTATCAACGGCTTCAACTTGTTCATCGAGACTCAGAAGCAGTTTGGTGGAACGATGACGCTGTGTCTATTTGACGACCGCTTCGAAACGGTCTATGAGAAGATGCCGATTGAGGATGTCCCGGTGTTGACCGATGACACGTTCGTACCACGTGGTGGGACGTCACTGCTCGACGCCATGGGACAGGTGCTCAAGATGGAGCTGTCCGATGATGCGATGATTATCATTCTGACTGACGGTGAGGAGAATTCGTCGCGGATGTACACGGCTGCACACGTCAAGGACCTCGTCAACCTCAAGCCATGGAAGTTTGTCTACCTCGGGGCGAACCAAGATGCCGTACTCGCCGCGTCAAACCTCGGTATCAAGACGTCTCTCGAGTACGATGTGAACCGTACACCCGAGCTATTTCAAACCCTGAGTGATACGGTAACGAATTATTCACAGAACCCCTCATTGGGACTTATGTTCTGAAGGTCATCGCGAAGCGATGACAGCTGCGAAGCATTCATAGCCGGCGGTCTAGAAAACCATACTCACTCAAAAGTTTCATTTTCTCCTCATACTCGCGAACTTCACCCTTGCCAGTTACTTCGCCGCGAATTTCCGGTCCTGAAAGAGTCACAGCATCGATGACAAAATCCTTGAACGCCTCGCATGTCAGAGGTACGATGGGCTCGATGAGTTTCCAGATTTGGCGCGCAGGCTCTTGAATTTCAGGCTGCGCGTGACTATCCATGCGCAGACGCAAAAAATGAAGCAGGTTGTGAAGATTCTGTTTCCAAATGAATTCGGTCATTGTGCCGAGTGGGAGATGAATGCGCGCCTCCTCGCGTGCAACACCCTGTGCAATCAAGCTTTCGTACACACCGAAGGCTTGATTGCACGACGCCGTCTGTTCAGCGCTATCAAAGCCAATAGCAGCACCGGAGCCTTGATGATTGGTTGACGACTGAGCATGATACTCTTCTGGAACATAAAATTCACTGGGTAAAACCGAATACCTTCCTGAAATTTCATTGACGGATGCCGTTCGGTGACGAAGCCACTGACGTGCGACGAAAATGGGAACCCGAACGTGAAACTTAAACTCAACCATCTCGAACGGACTCGTGTGTTTGTGACGCATCAAGTAACGAATGAGTGCACGGGTCTCTGACTTTTTTGAAGCACCGGTTACCGAAATGCGCGCCGCGTCGACTATCGCCTGGTCGTCACCCATGTGGTCTAAAAGTGTTACTTGGGTCAAGGACGCGGAGCGTTCTTGGGACATTTAAAAGACAAGTGTCTTAATTCCTTATGGTGTTTGCAATTTGTTCACTTGTAATCGGCGATGAGTACAAGAAGACCGTCAGCTTGTGTACACAGAGTCAAGAGGCATATGCGCTTCGGTACGGGTACACGCGTATAACGGATGAATCTGTGTACGACCCTGCTCGCGCATTTTCATGGTCAAAAATCACCCTTGTTCAAAAATATCTTTCACAGTATGATTTTCTCGTATGGATGGATGCTGATGTACTCGTGACTAATCCTGATATCAAAATGGAAATTTTCATTTCCATGATGAAACCAGGTGCATTCATGTTTGTTGGTCACGATTTCCAGAATTTAAATATGGGTATTTTCATAATTCGAAATTGTCCTCTTGCACACGAATTCCTCAAGGACGCATGGAACAAGACTGAATATCTCGATCATATTTGGTGGGAACAAGCGGCTGTGATTGACCTCTGGAAAAATTCCGAAAAGTACAAGGCACATATGGATATCCTCCCTTGTGAGCATATAAATATTCTTAATGCATTTCATTATCAGATTTCACCCAATGTTCATTGGCTCCCTGGAGATTTCTGTATTCATTTTGCCGGCATTCACGACAAGGATACTCTTGTAAAAATTCAACATCTTTACGCGAACAATGTGTCGAGTGACCCGAGTGGTAAAGAACGAATCAAACGGTATCTACACTCGATTTTTAAAAATAACCAGTAGTCCACGCCAGCATTTCTCTGATGCCAACGAGTCTCTGTTGAACAGAAAGTGACTCAGATTACGTTCACGGGTTCGATCAAGAATTTTCGTGAGGTTTGGAAACCACATCTCGCCGCTCTCTGGCGCCTTTACACACACGTCGTGGTAAATGAGAATACCGTTGTCGTTGAGCAGTTTGTCAAACACGTACTCGAACCACTTCTCAGTATTGAAATGATCCGCGTCACTGAAAATGAAATCCCACGTCGTCTTTGCATTGAAGACAAAGTCGTGCTCATTCGAAACGACGATGGTCGTACGGTCGTTTTTAAACTCAGAGAGGTCCGGTGGCGCCTCACCCTTTTCACGCCAGTCTTGCCAATTATCAACCATAGTGTATTTCGCAGGGGGTCCATACTTTGGGTGAAGTTCACCAGACTCGTTGTAGTTCAGAGCCTCTTGGATCTTACGAGCAGAGAACCCACTTCCAAAACCGAGTTCAAGTACCGTCTTTGGCTTGTGGCATTTCACGAGGTTGGCGATGAGGTCTCCGTGACAAAAATCAACTTGTACAGGATTCATTAGTTAGAGAATAACCAACCTCTTTAACTAATGCTCGTGGATACATTTATGTTTTATAATGAGCTCGAGACTCTCGAGTTACGCCTGACGGTCCTAAACCCGTTCGTAGACCTATTTGTTCTCGTCGAGTCTGAGCTGAATCACCGAGGTGGACCCAAAGAGTTGTTTTTTGAAAAGAACAAGGATAGGTTTTCAAAATGGAATCACAAAATAAAACACATCATAGTCAAAGCGGACGAATCCCCGTCAGATGTAGACCCATGGTCCCGTGAAAAATATCAACGAGAGTGCATTCTCCGTGGTATAGACGATGTACCTGATGATGCCATTGTCATGGTGAGTGACGTGGATGAAATTCCAGATTTGAATAAAATTCCTAAAACTTTACCACAGTCCGTGTGTGCTTTTCACATGTGGATGTTTGAGTACTCATTGAAATATCTTTTTGGCGGTGAAGCGTGGGTTGGTACAGTCATGACGACATGTAAACTTTTCAAACAAATCGGACCAAACAACCTTCGTTCAAAACGATGGAATTACGTCACCTTTTTCAACACGGGCTGGCATCTCAGTAGCTTTGGTGGGCCTGAACGCGTTGCACTCAAAGTGAATACGTATGCTCATTCGAAAGACGCACACGAACTTCCGTGGACAACTGAAACGTTTGACCGTCTTATAAATTCAGGCATTCATACTGATGGAAAAACGCCGCTGTTTGCACGCCCACCAGAAGTCCCTTTACCAGCACCACCAGATGTTCTGACTCGACTTGGTTTTAATTTCTAGACTAGAACTAATTAAGATGGCCCCGCTCCGACCATTCAAAGTCAGACCGTTCATTGTATGGACGTTCATCATCGTGCTCGTGGCGATGGTCATTTTCGGGTCGACTCGAAGCAACTACCAGGCGCGTGGGTCTATGGCCGAGGTGGTCTACGAAAAGCCGACCATCAACGCGCGTTCCCCGCCCGAGGTGTCATTGAAGCCTGCATCAACAGTGACTCCCCTCAGTGACATTCCGAGCGACACGTACACGCCCCTGGAGTACGTCCCCCCGAACCTATTTCCGGCGCCCGCAGACAAGATGGCAGACTACGACCACGTGAACCTTACGCTTCAGCCGCTCACCATCAGCATGGATCGTGCCGTACGCATGATTCCTCTGAATGAGGCGGACGATTCCATGTACCTCGCGACGTTCGATGAAGTTTTCGACGCGTCTGAGAAGCAGGGTTTCATGCAGGCATCACTCGATACACTCTACGACGTGATGGCGCTCAAACCACCCAAACTCATGACAGACCAAGTCTGAAAAAAGGCGGAGGGGTGCGAAGCACCCCTCCTACGCGCCTGCCCTGATTGCAATGTAAACAAGGAGACATAGAACGAGAACGTTGTACAAAAGCCACGCACCTACATACGGAACGAACGCGTTATTTTCCCAGACCAAACTAAGGATTTGCCTCGTAAGAGACTCATCGTCATCACCAGAATCGCTACTCATGGATAGATTTCTTAAAAAGAAGTTAGAAATAAACGATCCAGTCTTTGCGCAACCTGGAGTTTTGACGTGCGTCCACGGGAAACCCGGCACTGGGAAAACGACACTCGTCAAACAAAAACTCGGTCATTGTATGTTTCTGGAACCCGATGTGTTCAAGACTCGTCAAGGGACCCTGGACATGTTTGAACGTCTTCGATACTCCATCTTACCCATTGTGGTGGATGAATGGGAGTCTATCCAGGACCTCATCGGCATCCGTGAGATTCAGGGTCCCATTTCGTCCAAGAGTCCGACGGTCATCATCGCGTTGACACCCGTGAAGCTGACACCCCAGACCATCTATCACGAATGTACCGGCATCAATCACAGACGAGCCGTGCTGGACACGTACGGAAATTCGGCGCCCGATGAGTTTGAAACACCGAAAGACTACGTCCATCGCCTTTTAAGAGGTGAGTGGAAAAATGTTAAAATCGGAGACACGACGCACGAACATGGACACGTGTGGAGCATCATACAGGAAAACTATCCCGACCGTGTCAATGGTGACGTGGATACACTCGCGTCCATCGCAGACCTCATGTCTGAAGCCGACCTCCTGGATACGGATGTGTATGATAATTACGACTGGAACATCATCATGCCACATTTCACCATGACATCGTGTATCCAGCCGTGTCGCATGATGAAACCCATGAACAAAGTACCACGGACTGGGAGTCTCTGGACCAAGTACCAGAACATATGCATGCGTCACAAGAAGCTCGAGGCGCTCATGCGTCGCTCGAACAAACTGTCACGGGATGCGTTAGATACAGTCGTCCGGCTGCAGTTTCTAGCAGGCGACTACTCAGCCTGTAGCGAATACAAGCTTGAACCTTCAGACATTGATGTTCTCGGTCACATCATCGGTCCATTCAAGCCGAGGGTCGTCACTGCGGCAAAAAAAGCCTGCGTTAAAGTATGAGAGAAGATCCTTGGCACGATCGCGAGGAGGCGTTCCTTACCAAAATAGAGCAGCAATGTAACGATTACGCTGCACACCATTCGAAAGACCACATGTACTACAACAAGTTGTCCTCCAGATTTAACATTCCGATTCTCGTCATTTCATCCGTCAATGCTCTGACTGCAATTTCACTCAACTCGTTTATGAAGCAGGAATATGTCAGTATCCTTAACGCAGTCTTGTCTGCCGGTACGGGAGTCCTCGGTTCGATTCAGCTATACATGAAGCTCAATGAGAAAATGACGAACGCGCTACGGGCGTCGATTCTCATGAAGCGTCTGGCGCTAAAAATTTCAAAAGAGCTCAGTGTTGATAGGGACTTGCGTGCCACTGAGGGTCAGGCATTCCTTCATGAGTGTTTTTCTGAATTCAACACTGCGCTCGAACAGGGAAATCCCATTGAAAAGAAGTTGCGGAATCACTTGTCGCTCATTCCACCACCGACAGTAATGGAAAAGAAAATGTCGCTGATGAGTCTGGCGAACGCCGCCGTCGGATTTGTAGGTACACCACGCGCAGCTTCACTCTGGAACGAGGCGTCTGAGATTGATTCACCTACTCCGACTTCTGAGGTGTGACGGGGCTTGGACCGTGCGCCTGCTCTGTAGCGTGCTTGTCACGGTACCGCTTGTACAGGAAAAACACAACGAGCAGGAACACGAGCACGGCCGCGATGTTGAAAGGCGAAAAGAGAGCCTTTGCGCCAGCCTCCTTGAGAGCGGTTTCGATACGAACTTGGCGAGGCACATCAACGACGGGGGGAACAGGAGGGAGGTCCATCTCTTACCAAAAAAAGATGTTTTTTACACGGCAAAAGAGCGCGCTGATGAAAACTTCAAGACAAAGTCATTTCGACCGCAGGTCGAAATGCTATCAATCGACGAACTTTTTTCGATCGCCGAGTCGTGCAAGGCTACCAGTGAACCTCGTGAAAACTTCATCTGGACAGAGTATCGGTGTCGATTCTGTCCAGATGACGGGACGATGGTGGAACACAACGGTCAGTTGTACACGATGGGTTCACGGGTATCAAATGAAGATGGGTTGCCGACGTGCGTGTCATGTGGACACTCTGACATGGCGTTCATATCTGACGAGCCGGAATGGAACGGAGGGGCGAACGACGAAGGGAGCGACCCGTCGCGTGTTGGTGCCCCCGTGAATACGACTCTGTTCAGTGCGTCGTGGGGTTCGGGGACTATCATGTCTGTTCACACGTCTGGGACGTATGCAAACAAGCGATTGGCCCGAATCAACTTTCACACGTCGATGAACCACAAGGACCGAGCCCTTCACCACGCGTATGAAGGCCTCGATCACATCGGGCGTATCATCCTCGGACTCCCAGACTCGGTGATGCTTCAGGCGAAGATTATGTACCGGAAATTTAGCGAGAGCGTCCTGACTCGTGGAGCTATCCGAAACGGAATCAAGGCGAATTGTATCATGCGGGCGTGTCAGGATGCCCACGTCGCTCGTACGACACAGGAGATTGCAGCCGCTTTCAAGATTCCACCCCGAGACATTTCGCGGACGGCGGATATTTTTCGAGAGACGATTCCGACAGTCGAGACGACGACGACAAAGTCGTCGGATCTCGTGTCGAGAATCTTCAGTCAGGTGACTGTTCCGGATGACATGCGTGGGCGTATTCGGCAACGGACGATTCGTATGTGTGAACAGGTGGAGTGTCACCCGTCACTGATGGGAAAGACACCCAAGGGGGTGACTGCTGCTGTGCTGTACACCGTGCTCTCCGACTACGGCCAGACAAGAGAGTCCATCGCGAGTATGTGCGATGTGTCCCTGCCGACGCTGATCAAGCTTGAGAACCTCGTGAAAAAAATAATATAGCGTACTTGTAATGGCAAACCGTACCCCAGTCCTGATCTTCGTCCTTGTCCTGATTGCGTTGTACCTGCTGCTGACGTATTCGTATGCTGGTTACCGACCCAACTTTCCACTGGAGACGCGTAATCGCGACATTTACCAGGGGAAGGGGTTCATCCTCGAGTCTGACAGCGTTGCTGACCGCGCCGTTGAAAAGGCTATGTAAAGACGCGACACACTTGTCTACCAATGGCTACACTCATTCGTCCAACTCCTTCAGGGGGCACGAAGACGCGACAGGATAAACGCCCCTTTTTCACACTTCACAAACCCAGCAATTCAATCATGGCATGGGAAACAAAGACAACCAAAATGGCTGTCGTTGCGTTTACTCGTCAGGCTGATATTCATACCATGGGTTCTATGATTGAATATCATCGTGAAAATACACTCGAGTGGCCAGACTTTCGTAACCTGACTTTTACGGCCGGACCAATCAAGAAACCGCTCAGTATTCTTGACGTCTATGAGTGGTCAGATTTCGATGAGCTCAAAGTTTTTTGCGTGAAACATTATTTTGATTTGATTGTCGTGAATAAGATTAATGATTCTTTCAATATCAAAGGAGCAATTTACAACTTGAGCATACCAGAAGAATACCACATCCCGCACCTAGAATACCTCTTAAACAAAAATGACACTTATTAATAAATGTTCCGTCCTCCGTTTTTTTCACTGTCCCCCGAGCTTGACGCTCTCGAGGAAAAACTCATGTTTGCTCGCGACCCTTCACAGGATGCGCAGCTCCAAAAGGCTCTCACTGAAGCCGAGGCGCGTTTGGCAATTGTTGATCACTCCAAGGTGAACGAGTATGTTGCTGTGATGCAGCAGGTGCTTATGCTTCGTCAGCGCCTGAGTTTGACAGAGACCCGCGACCAGCTCATTGCTCAGAAGGTGGTTCTTCTCGAGTCGCTCCTGAACCCTACTCCTCCTTCACAGGCGTAAGGTCTGACACGCTCGCGACACGACCCGTCGCTGGAATGACAGCCTCTCCATTGAGAACAGCACGCGTATACTTCATAGCGACACCAAAATGAATTTCGACCCACATGAGGGCATCACGATTGTCGAGCTTAACTCCCATTGGGTTGGAGTTAATCTCGGTAACCAGGGCATGATGACGTGCTGGATCACCCAGCGTATCGGCGATATCAGTCATCTTCTTGAGCCATACGACGTGACTCTTTTGCTTGGGGTCAAAGGCTTTGATAAAGATGCTCGTAGACATTTAGTTTTTGGCGATGTTTTTCTCTAAGTCACCAACGCGTTGTTGTCCAAGTCGCGAAGCGACTTGTTTCCGACTGACAATGAACACGCAGTGTTCATTGGTCGCCTACTCTTCATCTCCTCCGTAGTCATCCTCGTCATCGACCTCGACGTCCTCGTCCTCCTCAAATTCTTCTTCGTCGTCCACGTCCTCCTCGTCCTCCTCTTCGTCATCCGACTCTTCTTCTTCACTCGGGATATAGTCATCGTCTGACTCGTCACCCGTTCGTATCCATTCGCCATTCCCAACTGACACAAATCCTATGTCCCCTTCGTCACTGGTTTCGAGGTAATGCGTGATACTATCGTCGTCAATCTCGTACATTTCATCTTCGTACTTGTACACTGTGCATCCGTGCTTGTCCTTGTTCTCAGTAGGACTGAGGTATTGAATGGTAAAAATAGGTCCATTTGTTTCGACGATTCGTGCGATGAGAGAAACATTCTTGTCAGAACCGACGTCGGTCCAAACGCGTACGAGATTCATCACTCACTGGAGAAACTGTGTAGATTTTTTTTATCAGTAAAACGCAGGATGATCGAGAGTGTCAAACACGGAACCAGACAGGCTTTCGAGACTGGTGTTTTCGGAAGCAAAATTACACTCATCATTTTACTCATGGTTCTGTCGTTCGTGAATGCCGACGTCAGTTTTATCAAGGAAAAGCCTCGTATGTTTCTATTTGAATCTGTCGTCGTCGGTCTATCTGCGGGTGTCCCGTTCACGTACATTGCCCTGAACAGAGGGAAGGAGCTCGGTGATGCCGTTTCACTCGGTGTCACTGCTTTTCTCATCTTCTTTCTGTTCCACGTCGTCATGGAGTTTTCCGGTCAAAATCAGGCTATGATTGATAAAGAGAAACTCACAGACGCTCAGAAAAAACAACAGGATGTGGTTGAAAAGGTCACCAAGCTTAAAGCGACGAAATGGATCATCGGCGCCATTGTCGTGTTTATGATTTTGCTCGCCCTGGCGGTCCGTGACGTCGATATAGGCGTCGGTACGATGATGAAGGAGGCGCTCTTGATGGCAACGTGTGGAGCTCTGCCGACAATCATGATTGCACGTGACAGAGACGAAAAGGATGGGAAAAAGATTGCCATCGACTTTTTCACATACTTTGGAATGTTCTTCGCTGGTCACGTTGCCCTACAGATGGGTGGGTTTTACACCCATCTGTTTTTGCCTAAGGCGGATGAGGATGGTGTTGTCCCCACAGGTATCCAATCAGGTCCCCGTTCCTCTGTATGAGTTCACCGTTGTGCAAAACACCGACGTAATCCGTCTGGAGAATTTCATCATCGGCGAGTCGATTGAGGAGAGGTCTCATCAGACTGTTTTCGATGGGTTCGAGTCCAACTTCATAAAAAATTTTAACCAACTTGGGTTTGTCGTAATTTCGACACATGGGACACCGACGATCGTTCGTGTACCATGTGCCGATACATTGTCCGTGAAAAATGTGCCCACACGGAAGGGTACGCGAAACGAATCCATTCTTCTCGAGACAAATAGAACACTCGGGGGCGTGGACGTGGCACACATTCAATACACCTGTACACGGGAGACGACACCGACGGGACGAGGTGGTTGTGGATAAACACCTGTTGCTCATTACACAAAAAGGTCACAGAGTCTTTAGCAGCATAAAAAGGTTGTCATATAATAGTGCAGATGTCAGGCGGGGCTGTTTATGTGATTGAAAATTTGGAAAATGGAAAAAAGTATATAGGTCAGACCACTCGTATGGATTTAGCAGAGAGGTTCAGGGAACACTGTGGTAATAGTAAAACATCAGTGTGTCCGAAACTCAGAAATGCAATCAAGAAATACGGAAAAGACTGTTTTAGTATCGAGCCTTTATGGACATCTGAATCATGTGATCAACAAGAGCTTGATAACAAAGAAATGGAGATGATTGAAGAACACAATACGTTAAATCCAAATGGTTACAATCTAACTAAAGGAGGTATGGGTGGCAGGCATTCTGATGAAACGAAATTACTTATTTCAGAAAAATCCAAACAAGCGTGGAAATTGAAGGGTGAACAATACCGCAAAGAGCGAAAAGAAAGAGGGCGTACAGAAGAATCAAAACAAAAGACATCTGAAACACTCAAAGAACTTTTTAAGAATAAACCAGAGTTGCATGAAAAAATTTCACAGGGAAACAAAGGTAAAAAACGAACAGAAGAATCAAAGGAAAGATATCGTCAAGCGAGTCAACAAAGAATAACCAACCCTGAATATATTCAAAAGATGAAAGAAAATGCTATGAAAAGAAACAAACAAGTTTATGCATTCGACAGACAAAATAGAGTAATTTCAACATATGAATCACTTACACAAACACCTATATTAACAGGTTTATCAATGTCATCTGTCCGGAAGTCGATCAGGACCAATGTATTCTTGGACAACAACACGAGGTACTCGTACTCAGCAGAAACGCCACCTGTGTCCACACAAACAGCTACAGAAGTTTGTCGCCGGCTGTTGAATAGTCAGTCGTCGTTTTGAAGAAACAAATAACAACAAAGGGGGGAAACTCACCTCGTCCGCACTCCGAGTCTGCAGCTGGTAGTAGGAAGTTTTCTTCGACTTGCACTTGGGGCATGTCAGAATACCCTCGTACTCATCGTCGTTCTTCGCCTTGGACATCTCCATCGCATTCTCCTTCTCTCGAAGCTTCTTCTCCATCTTCCCCAATGGACCATCAGGCCAAATCTGTCCGGGCGTCAACGTCTCGAGCTCCTTGGGCTTCACCTTTTTGACCATGTCCGGGTTATTCTTGAGATTGAATAGGACGCTCATCAGACGCTGCTTGTATCGCCAACGGAACAGTCGGTTTTCCCACGACGGCTGCTCAGTCTCACGCTTGGTCTTGGCCTTGTTCAGTAAAGAACTGCATTCAGTGTGTGTCACTGCCCAGTTGTACACCGCGAGCTCTGCATTGCGAGGCTTGATGCTTTTTCCAGGGTACAACTCCTGAAACTTTTCGCGGGCGTACTCACGCATGGGGTGGTCAGTCGTCATTGTTTTGGATAACTGTCACTGCGATTATTGGTCCTTGGCTCTTGCAAGACATGTTTTTTGGTCACAGCGACCTGCCCGTCGTGACCTAAAAACACGACGCATTTGTAACGCAAGAAATGCACCACCGTCGTTCGCGTAGCGACCCGGGAGATGTCAAGGACGTGTCCGACGACGAGTCTGTGGCATCTGACACGAGCTCGGTTCACACTGTCGACCTGTACAGGGTATGGCGTCTTCCAGACTTGAACTTTTCCATAAACGTTCCGGGTTGGTTTGCCCTGTTCGTCATGATTCTCCTGTTCCGAGGGCCGTCTTCGTGCGCCGAGTGATTCCCAGTGACGTTTCGAGAGTACTCTTTGCCCTTGCTAACGGTTTGGGTCGCTTGAGTACGAGGTCGCTCGAACTTTCATCCCCTTGTTTACGCGCAGGAACGGCGTTTGACGTGATTATCGTGGGCATCATATGTGTCTCGTACGGCATGAACACCTGAACGTTCGACGTCCCGGACCGAAACTCTTCGATTGTGAGCGTCCCCCCGAAAACTTTGAGCGACGTCCGTTTCGGCGCTGCTTTCGTAGGTACGTACTTTTTCATAGCATGTTGTCGCATCAGCGCGAGCAACTGCTGACGCTCCCCCGCGTGAGGACCACGTTCGTCCAAGAGGTATCCCTTTGCGCATTCCCATGAACAAAACTGACCCGTCGTTTGAAAATGGCGCCTTTTGTCGTCATACTTATACGGTGCATGAATAACCGTACCATTAAAGGGGTGGCAACAATACCAACACCAAGTTTCCATCTCAACTTAAAAGACTCTATTACTTTATTTATAAACTTTAAATAAATGAAGAAACGTGTTGTACTCGCTGTCATTTTTATTGTCATTGTAGTCGCATGGTGGTTCGTGGTCAGCTCGAAGAAAGAAAAGTATGAGACGTCGTCAAACTGTGCACCGGGTTATATTCAATCTTGTATCAGTATGTCAATTCCAGGTGGTGGTCCAGTGGAGAAGATTTCGAGTAATACATGCCCAGAGTCTTACTTTGTGATGTGTTTACCGGACGTACATTACCAACTCACACCTGAGAGCGTATGCCCCCCGATGTACGGTATTCACCCAGAGTCTCGTAAATGTGCACCTTTATCGTCTATTAAAGTCTTTAACTCTAGGAAGAATAATGCTACTTAGTATAGATGTGGGTCTAAAAAATCTTGCAATGTGCCTCATGGATTCTTCTACGAAGAAAATACACAAATGGGACGTGTCTAGTGTTCCTACCCAGCATGCCGATGGTCTTTTTAGAGCTCTTCGAACTCATCTCTGTGACCGTTCATGGACACTCGACGCCGAAACGATTCTAATAGAAAAACAACCTGATAAAAACCGAACAATGAAGAGCGTAGAGAATTTCTTACATGTTTATTTCTTGTGCCATGACCGAAACGTCATCGTATGGGACGCGCGTCACAAGGTTCCCGACGTGGCTGGACCAGGACGCGCTCGTTACATTCAACGAAAAAAGGCTTCAATCGAGAGGTGTAGACAGTTTTTAACCGAAACTCAATCAGAGTGGGTCCCCATATTCGATAAACATAAGAAGAAAGACGACCTCGCTGATACATGCATGCAGGCTCTTAGTTTTATTAATAAAAATCCAGTTTCAGTTCCAGTGGCTGTCGTGACTGCTCGGCCAAGGAAACCGACCGAAAATCAGGCCCGAACAAAGTACTCGAAATCGAACCTAGCGTGGCTCGTCGTACAAAAAAAACACACCACAGACAAGCGGTTTCAAAAAGACCTCCAGAAGTATTATCATTCGATAGACGAACTTTTAACTGAATTTAAATTGTCGTTATAGTTTAGAATGTCGGCGACGGCGCCGACATTACCTGAAGACTGTCAAGCCTACGATATAAACAGCGCAGATATCCTAGCTTGTGCAAAAAACATAGACCCTGATATATACGGAGGTTATACTGATTTGCCGACATCTATAGAGCGAGATGTTTTCCCCACCGGACTCAAGACACTTTTGACTGATTGTGATGGAAATTCAGACTGTAAATTGGTCGCCTATGACTTCCAGGCAGACACTGGTCAAAAAGCATCGTCAGCTGAATATATAACGACAGTGGCGAATACTGACCTACTCGACAGAGGTGTCTTTATAAAAGATGGGTCGACCCGACCAGTGATTACTATTGAACCTCCGGGGTACACGTACACGTCAATCCCTATCAATCCGTCAGAGTCTCACGTCGTTACTATAAGTGCGGCACCTACTGCGAATGACCAAAAATCAGGCGAAATGTGTGCCCGGTTTTGTGATACTTTACCGACCTGTGTAGCTTTTAATTACAACTCTTTGACGTCAAAGTGTAAATTTTTTAGTTCATTTGACGCATCCAACTCATTTTCGTACGGCGAGGCATCGTTCAATGACACCTCGTATATAAAAGACCCAGTCACGTCGGCGGTCGGTAAAAAACAACCAAGTTTGATGTACGCGAAGACATGGCTCGAGAAGTCTGGGAATTCGTGTACAGCGATGGACCTGTGTAATAGTAACTTGTCGGCACTCGTCAATACTGGTACGACAGTCGGTTTTAGTACGGATGATTTACTCGCGTGTAGTTATTGCCCCACAAAAACATTTCAGTTCAAGAATAACGCGTACTTTGTACAAGATGAATTGGGCGAAACAAGGACGTTTCAGGATAAGAGTACGGCAATTTCAGATCTTTTATTCACAGATGTACCAAACCCAAACAATACGATAAAAACAGTCGATGGTGTAACTCGTGGAACGCGAGATTTTATGCAGTACACTGTAAAACCGTATAACACACAGCTTGGGTTTTCTGAGAAACTCCTCTTTGTAAGTTCCGGAACAGTAGACGAAGAGTACGGTATATACAAAATACTCCTTGTCGAGCCCGAGTACACGTGTAACTCTGATATAGATGCATCAGAGACCAGGACGCATACAATCGACGGTGTAACTAGCATGTATTCCGAACGATATTATCAGGATAGTATTGCGACCTGGACGACAACAAATCCAGAGGTTTTTACAAGCAGAAATTGTCCAGTAACACAAGATAGTAGATATAATTGGAATTATCATAGTCTTTGCGGTAACAGGTGCTACACGACCGCAAATTCAAATTTTGTTGTTGCTGGGTGTACATATTCGTGTCCGGGTGATTACAGAGCTGATAGTTTTAGTCCAAGCGCACCACAAGAGTGTGGGATTGGTCGAGACAAAGTTTGTTCGAAACCCGCGGCCCGAGTACCGACCATCTCGCCCGCGGTATTTGTAGCGCTCACGGCTAGACTTTTGCCTGCACCGCTTGGGTCCTCAAACACGTTCTTCGCAGAGGAAGTCAGTTATGTAACAGACGGATTCATGTTCCGAAACGTACAGACTCAAAAATACGTCACGGGAAATAGAACATTATTGGACACGTGGGCGGACAAATATACACCCGAATATAACAGTGGTATTTTTGTGTTGAGTGACCCCATAAACATACTCGATTATCTCAAGGCGTCATTTCCCAATTCAAATTTTCTTCTTCAATCACCCGACGGAATAAAATATACGTACGACCGGACAACCATAAAAAAACTTGAGAATATTTTTTCACTTTTTCCTCTTACGTTTAACAGTCAATGTACTCCGGCATCGGTGAATGATACTGTGGCTGCATTCAGCGCAATCACCATATGTAATGCATCGGGCGTAGAGAAGCCTTCAGCTGATCAGTCGACGTACGATTACTCAATTCCACCGGCGTGTCCATCCGACGCAAATTGGATCGTTATAGATATCCCGAATGGATTCGAACCACCGAATGCAGTTCCGGATACAACGAACGTTGCCAATTTACCATCTTATTTCGCATCCGCGTATAGTGTTATCGGTACAAGAGATACTGATATGTTCCCCGCTGCATCCTATCTTGATTATTCAGTGACGGCAGATAACAAAAATTTGCGGGAATGGGTTCAGGGTAAGATATATTATCCATACGTGCACGCGAGTATGTCGTTTCTTATTTCAATTATCAAAGATAATGCATATATCGGTTCATATTATTATCAGACTCTAGATTGTTTTAATACGAAATTTACAGAGATTAACACAGCCATGCAAACCAACAGTATGATTATAGGAACCAGCGAATTAAATTCTATTTCACAGCAACTCTACGATGTCGAAAGAGCGTTCGTAACTGCTTTAGACCATCGTAATACCTTTTTAAGAATCATAAGCCCATGGGGTGAATTGAATGCTATCGATACAGAATACAAGAATTCGTTGACGTCCATGACAAATCTCGTCAAAACATTCTTAAGGTTTACGGCCAATCAAGCACTCGATAATTTTAAAATCATTATGACTCAAATATTGATTGAAACAAATAAGTACATGGTTGAAGCATATGGTATCAATGATGATGATCTTCAAGCGATATCAAATTCGGGGTCGGGTGGATCTGTAGCGAATGCAGGTCAAACCGGTCTTATACAGTTGTATACAGAAATTCGTAATCTCAAAAATGATGTCGAAACACTCTGTGTGAATAAATCTATAGAGTATGTGAATGATTTTTTGGCAGGTGGACAAAGTCAAATATCAGGTGACTTTTTTGAAACTTTTAATCAACAGACGATTATTCATTCTGGTTACGACGCTCAGGTTATTTCGATTGTAAACACGTGTTATCAAAAATACACAGAAGCTTATGAGAGATTAAAATCTCTGAAACGTTCTGCGGGTCCAAACGATGTTCCACGAATCGAGGATTCTCTGGTTCAAGCGGCACTCAATAGTGTTCAGAGTAAATTGAGCGACATCATGATCGAAACAAGCAAAGTAAGACAAATTGATACAATCACGAACACGGTCATCCAGAATGAATTCAAACGCCAAATTGATATAGTCATGTACACTGGACTCTTTGCGGCGTGTGTCACTGGTAGTACATACAGAGCGCTTGCAAGCGATCCTGTGTGTACAAATTGTACGCCGTGCCTAGCCGGTACAAGGGTCAATGCTGATTGTACAGTGAGTTCTGACAGAACGTGTACAAATTGTGCAGATGGATCTTTCTCAACCGTTACGAATGCGGTGTCGTGTCAAACATGTGCGACGTGCCCAGCC